TCATGCCTGACCAGCCCCGACAGTGCCGTTCAAACCTATGGGCCTTACTTCGCTAAGGAAGTATTCCGGACGATCAAGCACCCTCTGATAGCTGACCTCGCCTTCAAAGCTGTCGATCACGGTCCGTTCCTCATGGCTCATATCTTTATATCGCTTCCGTCCATAGGTGGGTGGAAGCCAATTCTTCCCGCGTGCTGCAAAGAGATTGAATTTTTGCAACACATCCATATCCGTAAAGGTGATGTGGCACGTTCCCTTTTTGTAAAAGGTGACCTCAAAATAGTCCAACTGGATTTTGCTTGACTGCTTGTTCTTGTCTGCCTGCTGGAGCGTGAAGGTAGCGCTATCCACTGTTTTCTTGCCTGACAGGTAATCGAACACCTTTACTATGTCGCATATCTTTTGGCCTACCTGGTAGCCCATAAGTCTGAACTCATTCCATATGTCATCCCATGCACCGTAGAAGGGGATGACCACCCGCTTATTGACTGCAAAGGCATCGTTTGTACGCCAGCCGTCAAAGTAGTGCCGGTTTTGGCTGTTTTCGTCCCAATGGTGCTTCCGGGTCCAGTCATCGAACAAGGCCATGATGGTTTCCTCTACGCCCATGATGACCTTCTTGCTCAATTCGACCAAAAGCGTACGGATGTTATAGCTGGAAAACTCATAATCAGCCAGACGTTCAACCTGACTGTGCATTTCCTCCTGTAGGTTCGTCGTTAGGTTTTTCGTGAACGTTGGGTTATGAAAAAGGATGGACCAGTATTTTTTTCGCATTGCGCGGATCACATTGTTCTCGGTCATATTCCCTTCATGAGCTTTCAGTTCCAAGACTGGGCTGCTGTATTCTCCAACGCGGTTCTGGATATATGGCTGCAAGGCTTCGTACTCTTCCATAAGTCTGATGCAGCACTCTACTTCAAAATTGTATGAATCAATGAGAGCGTCGTAGTAATCTCCCTTCGCCAGCGCTTCAAATATAGGATCATGCTTCTGCTCCCGTTTTGCCTTCTCTGTTTCCGTATCAGCACGCAGTTTATCAAGGATTGTGCTGGTCCGGTCAATGTTCCTGGGAATAGTAATACGCACTATTGCAACATCAACATTGGCCGTCCGTTCTGCCGCAGCAAAGGCATTCTCTACGTACTCAACCTGAGCCTCATATTTTTGAAGCTGATCCGCAAGAATCTTGCGAGCGATCGTGCATGGATTTCTTAACGTTTCAGCATTTAGCAGGCAGACAACAACGCCGCCGTGTTGCTGCATGTCGATGGCCTTCAAAAGATGCTCTGCACCCTTGTCAAACGGCGGATTCATAAGGATCAGATCATAGGGCTTATGGGTCCGGTAGGTCAGGAAATCGTCGTGTACAACTCGGAAGCTCTTGCCCTTCAAGATGCTCCGTAGGTCAGGGTCAATCTCAATGCAATCGATATTGAGCTTTTCGACCATCATCCGATCCCTGGTTTCCTGATCTTTGTAATGGCCATAATATTCCGTGTTCCGCTGACGTGCGTATACCATTGCAAGATCGCCCTTGCCGGCAGAAGGTTCAAGCATGCTTCCGCACTCCTGGAGCTTCAGGCCCTCCAGCATTTTATGGGCAAGGTTCAAAGGTGTCGGGTAAAAATTCTTCCTACTTCCATCTGTGGCCGGGAAAAAAGCCAGCTGTTGCATTATCATCCCGCCTTTCTTCTGTTCATGGTTTGCTGACCATTAAGGACGATGGACGAATATGACTGGATAAAAGCCTTCACATCATCCGTCATGTCCCGGTTTGAGTAACCCCGACATTGACGAATTACATTGGTCTCTGGATTGACTTCCATCGTATAGAAACTTAGTGCAGGGTTTTCAGCTCTGCGAACAAAGAGAATCACCGTATCCCCGTTTATTACTCTGCTTGCATATGATCCAACGCAATGATGCAAGTGGTGGCCTTCGTTCACTATCTCCATAATGTGTTCAGGAACGATGACCATGAAGGCACCGGCCCTGTAGGTGTACTGCTTTTTCCTTAAAGCGTAGAGCTTCTTATAGGCTCCGTCCTGAATTGCTTTGACGTTGGCATTCTGCCTTTCCGCTGCCTGGTCATGAGTAATCTGGACATGCCGCGGGAACGATACAAAAGGATTCGACAGGTCATATTTCTGCTGCTGGGCCATGCGTAGGTAGTCGATATACATTTCTTTGTCCAGCTTGTCCAGCCGTTTGTAATAGTCCAGGATCTTCCGCACTGTGAAGTGTTTACTTAGAGCGACCAGGTATTCAAAGGCAGAGCCCGTTTTGTGGAGTTCAACTGCCTCCTGTAGAGAATCACAATGGCCATTCATGAAAAGCTTTTGAAAGCTGTCTAGGTATTCCGGGCCAAGGTTATGCTTTCGCATATAGTCAAAGTGCTGCTTTTCAATCAACAGCTGCTGATGCAACTTTTTCCCATCACCAACCTTGATTTTGCTGTTTTCGAGCATGGCAAGGGCCAGCTTATCCATGCCGATCTTCATCAAACTTTCGATCATGGGATAACTGAAAATCTGTCTCATAAGGTGGTTTACGGAATACCTTGACCCGTAATAACCCCGTTGCTTTTTCTGAAACGCTACCGTTTTATTTACGAATAGATATTCGAGAATTGTTCCGGAGAACACGCCTGGGAGATTGTTAAAATAGACTTCATCGGACAGGAAATAACCAGCATCATTCGGCAGCTCCATCCACCTGGTTTCTGTTTTCTGGAATGCCTGTTCGTAAATATATGCCATGAGGAACTTGTTACTGGAATACATGTCACGGCCGTGTTCATTGATAATGAATGTCGGTTTCTTCGGGTCCCAATACCGTTTGGTAATTTCGTAATGCCTGGCAACAAGACCGCCTGTTGTGGTTTTCTGAATGATCGCGACTGTCGCCTGATCTGCCAAACTTCTCTTGATGATTCCTGAAGCTTTGTACTTTCCGTTGGCACCGCAGGATGGACAGATGCTATCGGAATTATGCTTTGGCTCGGTTTTGATTTCATGCACATGCTTGCACCTGGTGCAGTATGCGGTTCTTGGCTTATTGCCTTGCTTTGGCTCAAAGATCAGGAAGTTGAGTTTCAAGGCATCGTTGTCAACCCAACTCATGAAATCTGCCGGCAGCTCTGGCACCATGGCCATCTGCTCATCAATACGGTCACGAATCTTCTGCCGCTTGCCATCAAGTATGCTGTCCATAATCTTACGCTGATGATGGATGACGGAAAGGATGCCACCGTAATCACATTCCTTTCTTACGGATCGGTAATACTGACCTATGACTTCCTTGCTTTCGTCATCCCTGGGGATCAGGCATTTTTCTGTCTGGTATCCCCATATGCACTTGAGGTTGAAAACAGCACCGTCTACCCACTTGCTTTTATAGCTGTAGCCGAAAACTTCCGGAGAGCAGACCTGCGTGATATACCTGTCCTTTGTGATGAAGACACGGTAAACCGGCTTTGCATCGCCGGCCTGGACGTCGATCTGCTTGTAGATGTGAATCAGCAGAAGCCTTTCTCCTTCTACTTCGTGGATATCGGCGAGATAGCAAAATTCCTTGTTCGTCTTGTCTCCATTCCACCAGCCATGGTCTATTGTGCGCGGGTAATCGAACTGAGGACATAGCCTTTCCGGTATGGCTGCTAAAAGGGCCTTTTTCATTTTCCTGCACCCCCGAAGTGCAGATCAAAACCGATTTGCCCATCAACATATCCAGCTATCTTTTTAGTCGGAATGATAACTGGGACAGCTGCAGGAGCTTCAGTCTTTTTTGCAGCGATTTCAGCTTTCCGCTTTTCCTCTGCTTCCTTGGCTGCCTTCTTGCGGTCTGCCTCTTTTCTCGCTTCCTCTGCATCGTCAAGGGCGAGATATTCACGGACCCAGCCGTATACTGTGGATTCATCGATGCATGCACAGTTACCGCCATTAGCCTGTTCCCGGGCCTTTTTCGTTACAAAGTCCCATAGCCGTTCCAGAGACTTCGTTTCTTGCATGAACTGGGAGCGGAAAGCATCATCCGTAACGCCCTGCTCATAAATCCAATCAATGACCTGTTCCGGGCATTTCTTTGCCTTCGCCTTCTCAGCTGTAAGCTTTGCAACAAATTCCTCCATGGTGGTTCCCTTTCTGCCGGGCTTGGCCCCCCGGCTGGGCGTGTCATGTTCTACCACGTTACCCGTTTGGGGACAAACTCAAGATTGTCATTCTTCACCCTGAAATCAGGTTCTCCCTCAAACTTATTGTTGCATTTAGCGCAGATTTCCGGATTAAATCCCTCCCGTGGATTGACATCAACACATAAGCTTCCGGCTGGGGTGGAATAAACGGGGCGATCGAAGCGATCATATCCCTTAAATGTAAGCACTAACTTTTTCATAGCGTCCTTTCTACGGCGGTTTGGTCCCCGCCGCTGGGCGTTCTTCATGATACGCAGGCGATCTTGTGGGTGGTGTGCTCCAGGCCATCAAAGGTACTTGTGAATTTCACTTCCTGGGCCTCAAAACCGGGAAGCAATTCATACTCGCCGTTGCCCTTCAAGATGCTCTCAGCGATGTTGTAGGCATAAGCACATTCAAAATATTCGGATGACTTGCCGACGTTCTTCTGGTGGTCATATGTGCTGATGGGAACGCCACAGAACAACGATCCAAAATAGTCACCGGTGATGATTCCTTCCATCTTCACGGACGTTGGATAGCTTTTGATCTCATTCATGCACACGGAAGATCCATTATTGCGATCATATTCCCAATGGACTTCACCATAAAGGGGATACCGGCCGGCCATGATGGCTACGTCCTCAAACCACGCCGCACATTCGTAAGTGTTCCGGCCAACGAAATCTTCCTTGACGATCCTCCAGCCGATTTGAATGCGGTTTCCCATCTGAGACCCCTTTCTGCCGGGGATTAGCCGCCCCGGCTCGGCATCGATCAGCAATAGAAAGGTCGCAGCTGGTCATTCCAAACCTCGTAGTACCAGCGGCTTGTGTTGAACCTGATGTAATGGTAGTCAGTCGCGCAGTAGATGGGGCGGCGGTCGATCTTTGCGCCAGTTTTGCGGCACTGGTGATGACGGTTTGCCTCTTCTGCGTCGATCTCATGGATGATCGTTATTTTGCTTGGATCAAAATCAAATTCTGAGCAAATCCATTCGATGGCTTCCTCGTCGGTCATGTAATGAGCAGCGCCGGGAACGCTGCCAGCCAACCGTTGATATTCCGCTTGACTAACGTTGCGGTCGCTTTCGTAGGGCTTCCATTCTTGTTCCTGCTCAAGGGAGGCGGTGAGCTGTGTGATCTTCTGCTCAAGTTCCTTGATCTGTTGCCTATCCTTGATCTCCGCAGCATGCCGTCTCATGTCACAGCCCCTCTGAATGGTTTCGGCCATGCCATTTTTATTTGTTGCGTAAGCCTTGCAAAACGCAACCTTGTCGCCGTCGAAGTCCATATAGACTTCTTCAATAGCACTGTAAAGATCGCTGGTAGGGTAAAAACCGGTTAGTTGCTCGAATTCTTCTCTCATCATTGCGGTGACCTCCTGATTGCAAAAGCGTAAGAAATTTTTGATTAACTTCATTCTACATTACGAAAAAGCAATTGTAAAGGGGAATCGTGTATTTTAACAAAATATTTTTATATAATAAACGGTATTAGTGAGCAAAACAAAAGCGCCTTTTTGCAGGCGCTTCAATGTCGATTATTAGAACATATGATCTGCGGAACCCTCTCCATAACGCTTGTATAGCCTCTTGGCGGCGTCTTTCCCGATTAGGCTGATGAAAGGTTTGGCTTCTTCCCATTCAGGGTAATGGACGGCAAAGAACCGCCCTTCTTTGTCTACATAAAGTTCGATGAACCAATCGTTCCATTTTTCAGTATGGCATAATGCATCGGCCTTTTCTGTGTCATAAATTACTCTGTCTACCATCTGCCGGAAGGAAGGCCCAATACCTTGGCGGCGTAGGGGAATGATACCGGTGGGCTTGATGTCAAGCTCATGACCAGTAGCGGACATAATGTTTTGCAGCTCCTCTGCTGAAAAGCTGTTACGGCTGAGCTTATTGGTAAAGTTCTGAGGGCTCATTCCGATAGCTGCAGCGACATCTTTTTTGTCCATGCCGCTGGCTGATATGGCCTTTTCAATTATTTCAACGGCATTCATTACTGAGCCCCCTTACAAGTTTTCCATATCATTGTACCCGCATGCTGTTATGGAGTCAACGTTTTGGTTCAATAGCAAAAGAGCCCGGCGCATACCAACATGCATGCGCCGGGCTGTACTGGTGCTTCATGCGACTGCTGAATTGAGCTGATGCCATAGACGGTGATCCATGTTCAGGACTTCATAGCCGATGACTTCAAGCTCTGTCGCCCGGTCGTAGGACTTGATGTCTTGGCTTTGGCGGGTGACTGCATTGGCCAGGCCGTACAGTGACAAATCGCCTCCTCGGATCAAATGCTCCAGGACGCCATCACTCTCGGCCTTGCCAAGGTTGAATTCGTTTGCGGTCAGCTCTACGAAATCCGGAATGCTGGGCGCGTTGATCTTGGCGCCTTTGGCTTCCTTCATCTTCTGGACAACCTTGTCGAATCGAATGTCATCCACCACCGCCCGTACGGTGTCTTGGAGCTTCATCAGGAAGGCCCTGTCATCAGCAATCAAGGTTTCGCTGCGGAACAGTTCATAGTTTTCATCTGCCTCGTTGATCCGGCCGACGTGGTTCCTGCGCGTGGCAGCGTCGTTCACCACCATGCCATTTGAGCAGACCAGGCGGAAGACAAGCGGCTGAACGCTTACCGCGCTGGCGCCCACTTCGCTGTTGGTGATGATGACGCCTGATTGCACAATATCGCCGGGGACGATCTCCCGTTCAAGGCGCGGGTTAACGACTTTGATATACAGGCGCTTGTCGGTGATCTCGCAGGATTCCACCCGCGCATCCTTGATCTCTCCCAGGACCGGAAGCACAGCTTCAGATACGATGTCATTGTCAATAAGGCGATAGCGATCGGACAGGAAGGCGCGGGCATTGTTGTCCAGCGTGCGCACCAGGCGGGTGGTGGGCTTTTTGTTGAACCAGCCGTTCACGTTTGTGGCCAGCAGCTCCGGGTACTCGGCCATCATCGTGTCGTAATACTTGGCCGGGATGCCCAAGTGCGTCCCGATCTGCCTGTGTGCCAGCTCCTGCACCTGCATTGTGCCGATCATGGTTCCCTGCTTCATGATGTCCAGCACCTGCATGCCTTCGATCGCGTCCATATGCAGGTTACGGGTATCAATCCGGAAGTCACGCTTTGCGGTCTTCTGCCGCTGGATCTCAATGGCGAGTTCTTGCAGGGTACGTCCAGTTTTCATGGGTTCCTCACTTTCTCCGGCTGAAGCCGGAATCATCATTTCTTGACCTCGGCAATGAGTTCGGGAATGCCGGCCAGTTTGGCAAGACGTTCTCCAAGCTGGGCAGTGGCCAGGCTTTGTACCTGAGAAGCAACCTTGTCGGTGATATCCTTGACGGTGCGTGTGATGGCGTCGCTGTACATAGGCTCACCGATCTTCTTGGCAAACCACGAAGCCCTAGACATCGTTTCTCGGGTGCTGTACCCGTCCGTTGGGTGACCGTCCCTGTCAACGTTCTGGGTCATGAAAGCTTCGCACGCTTGCTTGAGCATGTCATTGATGCACACGTTCTTTTTGGTTACATCGCCCCATTTGTCGGTGATGTTCCTGGGTTCATTGAAGAAGGCTTCCATCTTGGCGTTGAGCTGATCGCCAATCACCATGGACATTCCCTTCATCTTTTCATCCAGGAGAGCATCAACCTTTTGCTGCACAGATTTTTGAGCGGCTGCGCTGATACTGGAAACAACCTTCGCCGATATTTCATCACGCAGCGCTTCATCGATTGAGCCGTCCTCGTTGAGGAAATCCAACTCGACTTCCACGGTAAACCTTGCCATTTTGCTCCTCCTATTTAAGCTCGTAATCATTTAGCTCTTTATCGGTCAGTTCACGACTATAAGTGACTTGACCCCAGGCCATGCGACCGATCTCTTTGACGTACTTCTTGTGACCATAGTCCTCACATTCAAGAAGTCCATCTTTGGGTTGACATCCTGGGCCTGGCGGACGTTCTAGCAGGTAGTAGACAAATGTATCCAGTTAAATCGCCTCCTTTTCTTCAGCGATGCTGCTTTCCACAGAAAGCCGATCAGCAATCAGCGCAATGAACTCCCCATTGGTGGGCTTGCGTCGCTTGGAAACAACCTGGCAGCCAAAAGCCGTGTTCAGGGCTTCGATATCGCCTTTGGTCCAGGCATACAGGATGGCATGCCGGATACCGCGTTCAACTTTGCCCGCGGTGGTGTTGTGCTTCAGGGCAACGCCGGGATAAAGCTCTTTTGTGATCTTGTCGATGGTCTCAGGTTTCTCTATGACCATCTTCACAGCATCCTGGATGAAGCGGTAACCTTTGATGCTGGCAGGCATTCCAGTGTTCAGGAGAATGGTAGACAGACGAGCAGACTGGTTCATATGGTATCCCTTTCTCCCCGTAGGCCCGATGGGACAGGCAGCTTATTGGTGTTGACCTGGCATCTTACCTACCAGAAAAACGCGGCAGGAAAAGACCTTCGACCTTACCGGTTCTGCGGTTCATACAATTCTGAATGCCGCAGAAGTCATGCGAAAAATTAAAGTTATCTGCAGCCAGCCAATCGTCAAGCCTCATGTCGAATTGATCAAAAGCCTTTTCGATGTCTATGAACTGGGTGCATTGGCTTCCTTGTGCTATGCCCATGGACTGCGCCCGCTTGACGATCTTGAGAATGGTATCCATGTGATCGCGTTTCGGGGCTTGAACTTGATTTTCCACGATGATTCTCCTTTCTTTATCGGCAGGGCATGCAGATGACGTGCTTGCCCTCAACCCGCAAAACAAACAGATTGAGATACCCGACATGGACTGGGCACTTGAGAACATCCCCGCTGCGCGGCATGTGGAAGATGCTCTTCACAAAGGAACCATCCAGCATAACTTTGTAGGCAGTGCGAGACATGGGGGAATCCTCCTTTCTATCTACGGAGAGCGGCCAGAATGCTTGGCATTGTTTCCGCTTCGTTCTCTTCCTCGAAATAACACCCGCTTTCGCTGACCTGCACAGCCTTTACGGTATGAACTTCACTTGTGCCGGCGTTGCTGTCGATCACAAGGATGGCACAGCGATCGCTTTCGTTGATAACGGGAGCGTTTGCATATTGCGCAAACTCAACATAATCGCTTAATCTTTCCTCGAAAGTTACACAAACGCAATTTGCGGACAAATAGAACCAGTCGCCTTGGCCGTTCCTTTGGTCAACGCTCCGACTGCTGGTAACCCTTCCAAGACTGCAATTGTGCATCATGAGGCCATACCGCCTGGTGCTTATGGCTATCCTTGCCTTGCCTTGTTCACGGCTATAGGGATAATCAACGATGAAATCACTGCTTCCAATGATCCGTTTGTTTGCACCTGTGGCATCGAACATCATCACCTTGCGATTATCCAGGTTGATAGCCACCGCCTTGTGTTGCCGATTCGTAAGATTCATAGCTGATCCTTTCTGCCGTGCTTAGCCCCACGGCTGGGCTGCTGTTAAAGCGTCCAGTTATGCCCTACGGCGTTTGCAAGGTTTGATGCAAGGGTGGTGATTTCATCAACGATGGCTGAAAACCGGACATAATCTTCGAATTGGTGCAAGGCGCGGTTTTTCGTGCTCTGGTCTGCGTTTTCAGCTGAGAGAATAGCCATAAGGTTACTTTGCAGGCAGCATGAGGTTTGGCCGGTTACTTCCTTGGCCATCTCCTGAAGCTCATTGAATGCATGGTCTCTTGAATCTTTGCACGCATCGTATTGAGAAGTGGTCTTTTTTACGGCATCGTGTTCTTTGGCTGTCATCGGATATCCCTTTCTCCCGGTCTTTCGCCCGGCCGGGAGGGCGTATCATTAAGCGTTGATGATTTGCTTGGCCAACTTGTACTGAGCCTCTGCCACTTCGTAATTGGCCTTCGCTTTCTTGGCCTGTTCCGCTTGAGCAATTACGCTTTCCATGTCGTTGATGCCGGCGTATTGGGTTGTGGTCTTTACGGTATTCAGAGCCGTTTCCATCTTGGATTTCGCATCCACCAATTGGGCTTCCAGACTTGCAAGGATCATTTCGTTCTTCGTCATCTTTTCAACCCTCCGATTACTAATATGTAAGTTTTATTAACTATTATCATTCTACATTACGAAATAGTAATTGTAAAGGGGTTTTGTGTATTATATAAAAATAATATTGAGAAATAAACAAAAAGCAGAGTGGCTAAGTCACTCTGCTTTTAAGAAGCGATTTGTGTTTTAAGTGCACGAAGGACAAGGGACCTTTCCACTACCGCCGCAATGTGTGCAAGTCTCATCTGTGGTTAAATCTGTTCCTGTTCCTGCGCATCTTGAACAATTAAGCTCACCAGTGCCATGACAACGTCCGCAAATATCATTTGTTGAGTCAGCCATGTCGATTCTCCTTTCATCAATTTATTCGTGCAGAGTTAGTTACAACTACAATAAAGATAATATAGCATATTAGTGGAAATAATGCAATCATATGTATATTATGTACTATAATCCCAAAAACAAAAAAAGCGCCCGGCTGGCGTTATACCAGTCGGGCGTTGATTCATAGGCTGCATCAGGGCGAAGAACGGGTGACAGGGTTATTCACAATACCCAATGCAACCAGGATGGGGAGCAGAACATCCAATAGGCCGTTTACGGTATTCTCAATATCCAAACGGAAAAACAATCGGAAACAATAAGTAACGAATGCACCGATGGCTAACCACACAGCCCAGCTTTGATACCATTTCTGGTCCCCTTCTCCGAAAAGCTGTCCGTGGACAAGAGGATCATTGATGATACCAAAGGCCACCAGGAGAGGAAGCAGAAGGTTGAGACCGGTTTGTAAAGGTTCGCTGATGTCAATGCCGGTAACGTTCAGCACGACAAAAGCACCCAGGGCAGCGAGCGCCAACCATAGCGCCCAAGATTTCCAACGACTTTGTTCCATGATACCATTCCTTTCGTTTGTATTGCAAAGGCAGCTACATGGGCCTTATGCTGCATGCATCTGCCGTATTGCCGCGTGGGGGAAATTCCTGGAGCGAAGATATGTCTTCCGCATAGCTGTCGATCAGGGAATTGTAGCCCTTCGTGGTATACGAATCATACATTTTGAGCAATGATCCCTTTTCCCGATCTGGGCACCATCCGACACGCATATAATGGCTGTGCGCAGTTTCAAGCCGATCGCGGATGATTGTAGCCACATCATCACCGACGCCATGCATGTCATCATTGATCTTGGCAAGGGATTCAAGCACCTTGGTTTCAAACTCTTTCTTTTTCGCGGCCCTTTTCTTGAGCCATCCTTTGACCTTTATGCCGGCCCCTATGATTCCTCCCAATGCCCCTACAATTGCAGCTATGCGAAGGATGATCTGCTCCATCGGTCGTTCGCCCCATTCTTTTGTTGAATGGCCTGCGCCGCTTGATTTGGCAGCGCAGGCGGTGACGTGATTTCTGTCGGCGCCTTATGTTGAAACTTGCTCTTTCGACATGCTCTTTTCTAAGTCATAGCATCATCTACCTGATCGTATTTTCCAGGACACTTCACAAGGGCGCTTGCATGATCCGCGGCCTTTTTATGACTGCTGTGCGTAGGTTGCGCCTTTATATTGGGCTACGATGTTCTGCGCATCTACGAGCACAAGGTCAGGAACGGTGGCTGTATACAGGGTGATAGCAACAGGTTCGTCGCCTGGGGTATCGGCCTCATCATCATCATTCAGATTGATAAGAACAGCCCAGGTTTTAGGTCCAACCACGCCATCAACGGTCAAACCGTATTCCTTCTGTAGCTTCCGTACGGCTTCATCAGTCTTTTTACCAAAGTCGCCATCGATGCCGTCACCTGCCGGGCCGTAGGCGCCAAGGTCATATCCAAGTTTTTTCAAGATGCGCTGCACCTGGGAGACGGAATCGCCGTTCGATCCCTTGCGCAAGGTGGGGTAGTCATCAGCTGGCTCGTAGGGCTTCACTGTGCCCTCTACGGGGATGGCGGCTCCAAACTCGCTGTCCCAGCGCGGACGCCCATAACCGGCTATACGGACGTAATTCAGGTCATAGCTGCGCCTGCGTACACCGTTGGAAGAATTGCCTTCAATCGTGTATACCTTTTTGCTGTCGGAGCGCTCGACAAGACCAGTATGCTGAACAACGTTGGGGTCCGTCCTGTCGGTCGGCCAGAAGAAAATCTGATCTCCGGGCTGGGGAGCACCGAAGGCACCAGGATTGACAAAGTCGAAGAACCGACCCTTTGACTTGTAGTAGCCCATACTCCAGCGGCAGCCGGCTCCGCTGCTGTTCATCGGCTGACATTGGAGCTGGCGGCCGACGTCGATGACGTAGGCGATAGCAAAGCAGTAATCAGTAAAGACATCGCAGTATGCGACGCCTTGCTTTTTGCCGTTGTAGTACGGATACTCCGGGCGCTGCTTGTCAAAGAAGTCTGCGTACTTGGTAAAGTTGCCATCGCCGGCGTTCGCCTTCGGATCGTAAAGCTGGCTATTTGTTTCCTTCTCCAGGTATCCGATCTCCGCTATAGCTACGGCAAGCAAAGCCTTGGGATCATACATTGTATTCACCTCCAAAAACTTAAGAGGCTACGAACTAAATCTGTTCGCAGCCTCTATTTGGCTTCTGATTTCCCCGGCGAGGGAACTGGCGGGGATTCTTTCTTTTCTGTCGGCTCCATTGTTGACACCGGCCCGGCTGAAACAGTTGGAATTACAGGTACAGTCGGCACTGCGGGCTGTACCATAGGGGAGGTCTGAGAAGCCGGTACAGTCGGCATTTTCGGAGACGCAATTTCTGCCACAGATACAGCCTGGATCAGGTCTTGTGTTTGGACTACTTGCTTTAATGCTTCGTGATACGGGCCGGAGATTTGAACCATGTGCAATTGTTCCATGAGTTGGCTCTTCTGTTGATGGCTATCAAGGATCATAGGGATTCTCCTTTCGTAATAGGTGCTGCTATCTTAGCTGCCGACAACTCTTTAAAGGCTGCCTCCTTGGCAGATATAGCCTCGTTCTTCTGTACTTCCATGACATTGGCCCTTTCGGTTTCCTGGGTTAATCGGCATTTTAGATCGGCTTTTTCCATGCGCTCCTTCTCAACTGCTGCCTGGAGATCGCTGATGATGACCTCCGGGTCGCTCATGCAAAGGAATGTGATCTGGCAGGCGTGCAGGTACGTATAGCCCTTTTGCACGGATGCCGGATTTTCTAGGTCTTCCGGCGAGTAAATCTCCCAATCGTTCTTCCCAAGGGCAGCGATTTGCTCAGGCGTTATGCCCTCCGGGAGATCCACACGAAGGGCCGGACGTGCCATTCGTTCATGAAAAACCTTATCCCCATAGATGTTTCCTGTGTTGAGAGTGATTTCACCTGCTTTGATTATCATACCTTTACCTCCTTTATTGTCATCCAAGTCCACCTTGGACCAGGCGCCATATACCACCGTTCACCACGTAGGGCGTTGCTTCCCTTCTCCAAACGCCACCGTTATAAACCCATGGCGTTGCGAATCTCCAGATACCCCCGTTTACCACGATGAACGGGAGTTCAATCCATTCGAAATAAACGGTAAGATATCCTGTTGTGTTTGTTCTGATCGTTATGCCGTTGCCGGAACCGCCACTTCTGTGGACATGAAATGTAAACTGTAATCCTGCAACAGCCAAAAAACGATCATCAAAAGCAGTAAGGGATACGGTTTCTGTATGAAAGGCAGCATTGTTTGAGAAAAGATTAGTATTAAACGTTCCGTAATATCCAGGCACGCCAAGATCAAGATATACGGATGATACATATGTTGCTATGTTGGTCAGTGTTAGGGTGACACCCGTAACATGGGCAAGCCTTGTTGTGTCGCCAGATGAATTGGCGTAAAATACGCCTCCATCAGGGAAATCCCCTGGTGTCTGAAAATTTGAAAGGTTTACGGTAAGTGCTGCCATATGTCACCTCACCATTGCAGGTAGATGTCGCCCTCTGCTCCCGAGCCTGGGCCAGCCTGCCCGTTTCTTATGTTTCCTGTATGGTAAATCTCATTCCACGGTTGATATGCTGCAGCGTCACCGTTTCTCGTTCTAAACGACAATTTCCCTGCAATATTGTAAGACGCAGAAAACATTAATCCGTACCCGTTCGGATTAAAGTGAACTAGGGGGCCAATCCATGGAGCATTGTTGGCATACGAAAAAGAAACATAATTGTCAACTAAGTTTGCATCTATTCCGGGATATGGAACCCAGTTTTTGAATGCTACAAAAGCTGTGTTATCAAGTCCATCAAGTAAATTTGAATCAGCGGCTTTAGCGCCGATGCCCAAATACTTGTTTATAAGAAACGTTCCGGCCTCCATTATCAGGTTGGATGTAATAAGTACCCCGCCTTGGTTTATTTCAGCATACCCGTCCCCGACATAAAGTCGCATTATCCTATTTGTGGTAGCGTTTAACAGGTCAATGCCATAGTGTCTAATACCATTGGCATCTGCACCTACAATCACACTGCCCTGTGACCCAGTATTGTCGATAAGTTGCGTTATCGCGCCTCTTGTAGGTTGGTTCCAAGAACCTCTGTTCCCCAACCAGTTTGAACCGAAATATATAGAATTTTTAGGATATTGATATCCCAAATAATCCCAATATACCACCGGCCCTGTGCTGAATCCAATACCGAAAAATGCTGCCCCAAGATCATTTATGCTTGTCCCCAAGTGCCATGCGCCTTGTGAGTTGGTGAACCGCATGGTTGAATAAGCAGAGGTTGGATTATCTAGCCTGAGTGGAGTAATTTGCCCTTGGAATGTCATGGGTACAGTTATATTCCCAATGTTCCCATCATGGAGTATTTTTCTTGCGGTCTGCCACGCCCCCCCGGAATATGACTGAAAGTAAAACGCATCCGATTCGGCCATGTGCAAAAGTCGGAGCTTGAACGTGCTATCTTTGGCTATCGTAAAACCTATTTGGTTATAATCTGTCCGCTTGAAAAATCCGTTTTCGAGTTCGGCGTTTAGGGCCGCTTCGGAGGAAAAGATTTTACTTGAAGCCGATTCAATATCCGCTCTCACCTGCGCAGGTGTGCGAGGCACAAGCGCCCCGGTGCCGTTGCCTTTCAGGTAGCTTCCTGCAGCTACCTCTCCAAGACCTATGCCGCCAGAGGTTACAGGCCATATGCTGGGTATGTCGATGCCTCCAAACCGTTCATCCAGCGTCATGCCTTTATAGTAGAATTCCCATGCTGGATTGATCTCCACAGCATCAATTCGCTGGGCGATCATGCCAAAGGCAACGCCGCGACCACCAACTCGGTAGTTCAAAAGCACCTGCTGCGTAGGCAGGATAGCTACAGCTTCGACGGAGTTGAATTCGTCGGCGATTGCAACCTTGATGACATATGAGCTGTTCGCATCATACCCGCTTCCCTCTACAAAGGCTTCCCCTGATGCGGCGATATACGTATCAACCTGCACATATTCTCCACCAGCGAAAAGCCGCCTGGATGTGATCATGCTGTCGATAGGATTCTTGCCATCCAGGTTGGAGAAAGAATATTCGGGAGTTACTTTTGCATACTCACCGCTGTCATTTGGCGTTCCGTCCGGATTACACCTGGCCACATCAAGGTCGATGATCTGCGGCCTTGCGTATGCCACAAAGGTCACGTTGACGGATGCCGTTTTCTTTCTACCGCGGCTGTCGGTAACTTCGCAGACAAAAGGAACCAGGCCAGCGGCATTTACCGGGCCTGTTTCGTAGGGGCTTCCGTTCCCCTGATATCCGCCACCGGTCATCTTTATTTCTGTGATCCAGCTGCCGTATGAACCGGCGATCCCTTGCCCTGTTAGACGGACGCCGCTGATCTCCTGGACGTATATTCCCCATATACTCGGCACGCCGTTGTTGATCATGTCGGCAGATAATCCGATAAGCGCAGGGAGAATGCCAGCACCGGCGCGGATTGAAAAGTATTTCGTTACGGTACCGGTCTTTACATCGTCCATATAGGTATCGACTGTGACGGATGCGATACCGCTTACGGCATCAGGAATGGCATATAACCAGCTAAGGTCAACGGTCAGCACTTCGTTATAGGGTGACGAATGGTGCGTTTCCTCATAATGGGACGATTCGTAAGTGTCGTACTGGGTCTGAAGCTTCCAGGTGATCTCATGCTCTGCATTCGGATGCGTCGGGGTGATCGTGGCGGTGATCGATTCGCCGGCATCAACCTCTGCCTTATTCAGCGTGAAATCAGACTGCGGTATGAAATAGTCAATCTCCAGAAGGCCAGATACATTGTCGCGCAGGTTGATCAGATTTCCGGTTCCGCTTATGTTTGCACGAACAGTAAAATATACCGTTTCAGAACCAGTATGGATCAACGAGTTCAGGAAAGATGCAAACGCAACTGTCTGGCTATGGATTTCGGAGTTTTGAGCAAGGGGATTCGTGCTCCCTGTCCCGCCGCCTTTCGTCAGGTCCAGGTAGCAATGCGTTGAATAGCTGCGGATGTTATACAGCGTCAAACGGACAGCGGTGATAATGGCTGTGGGCACAGCAGTACCGGATGCATAAGCCTGGAATGCGTTCCCCACACGAAGGTCAGCATTCTTGTTCGTGAACGATGACAGACTAAATTGCATGGTCGGCATCAGGCTTCAGCTCCTATCCATTTATCTGAACAACTACCATTTGACTCTTTTACCCTTGCAACGAAACCAACGGAGATCTGTTTGCGAATGGTGGCGCTTTCTATTTCCATGTTGTTATCCGTGATTTTTGTAACCTCGTTATTGTGCTGGTCACGGATAGCTACTCGGTCAGCTGCTACCAGGACAGAAGTGGGGACGTTGCTTTGACCAACGACAACGCCCTGGCTGGTTACACGAAAGCTGGTGGTTACAAGTTCGTTCAATGCCGCAAGTGCAGTACCTTGTGTATTCACCTGGTTTTGCAAGGATGTAACGCTAAAATTTACACCGTCAAAACCAATAGCATTCTGCCAGGTGGCCCCGCCGTCCTGGGTGAAGCCTATCCCATAGTTCGTGCCATCGTAGCATCCAATCCTGATCTGCTTATTGCTGCTTTGCGGAGATATGATATAGATGTTCTGAGCGTCCCAGTAAAACTGATCACTGCCGAGAATTTTTATCAGGTTGGCACGCAAAACGCCAGCGGCAATCGAATCCGCAACAATGCCGTTGCCGTCTATGGCTGTCCGCCATTGCCATTGCCCGGCAATCTTTGCGTTGGCGCACAGGATGCCTTGCCCGGTCAACTTTACGCAGTTGTTCCCGCCTGGGCTTACAAGAATAAGCCCGCCGTCCAGCGGGTCAGTGTCTATATTTGTCCCGGTGGAAAGGATGCGGGTTATCATCGTATCAAGTATGCCTTGCAGCAGGGACGGATTCGTTGTGGCCACGGAACCGCCGACATTCGCAGATTCTCGTATCCTGGCGATGCTGCTTTCGTTGATGGCGTTCCTGCTTGGCAGGTCCGGAATGATGTTCCCGACCGATACCTTGGATTTTGTACGTTTGATGTAATTCCGGCTGAACTCGACGATGTTGGCCTCTACGGATACATTGCTTTCATCGATGATGATCTGCACCGTATCGCCGTACCGGATCGCTTCGTGTTCTTCCCTGGTCAGAGCTTCGTAGTCGATGATTGTCACAGATACAGTAACCTTGGGCTTGTTTACAAGCTGCAAGGCTTCCCAGGTCAAGCGCAACAGCTCTGTAGGATCTTCGCAGCTTTCAAGGATGGCGACATCAAACTTAGGCTTTCCGTTCCTTCCGTAGGCGGCTGTAGCAGCAACGTCCTCTACATATTCCTGACCAGCCGGCTTATTGGCTGGATCACCGTTAGCAGTGCTCCAAACGATGTCCTTAAAAGTAATGCGGCGCCCATATGTGGGATCTCCGCTTTCTGTGACACCAACTTCCTCGCCTTTCCCTCTACCGTATAGGGCCGTTTTCAGGTCGGCAGCTTCGACATGGTATTTATCCTTGCTGATGTCCCGGCCAATCTCAAGGCGCTTGCCACGGTTGGCACCGGCACGCTGATATACATTGACATAGCGCCCGGTGATCCTGTTGTCATCTATGGTGCATGTGAATTTGAGATAGCAGCCCCATTTTGCTTTCACCTTGGCAAGGCCGGACCAGCGCGTTTCGTAATAGTAGTTCGTGCTCAAAATGGCGGTGTCTTCAACCGATCCTACTTCCCAATCGCTTCCCTCAAGGGCAACCTCGATGGCCATTCCGGCCATGACATCGGATGGCCGTTTATCTGTGATGACTTCATCCAACAGCTCCACCATGGCGAGGTTTTCAGCATAGATGGAAAATTCTTTGGAACTGCTGCTCTTGTCCAATGAGCGCACTTCAAAAAACTGAAACTCGTTGTCGATGTCCCAGAATCCGATCTTCATCAATTCAGCAATATCGATCTTGCTGGAATCGATAGGGAACGTGGCATCTACTGAGAATTCATGCTCGTTATGCACAAAGTCCGTGGCATCGTCACGGATGCCGAGAAGGACTTCATCTTTGGACAAGATATAAACATCCACGTTTATAGCCACCTTTCATTCCAGGTGATGACACCGCCAGCCGGACCGTAGATGGTTTGCTGGCCTTTTTGCAGCTGCTGGTAACGGGTCAACAAGGACACCCTTTGAGCAATGCCGTTATGCGTTGCAAGTCGCCGCGCCGTGTCAATGATGATCGTGCCGCTGGAGAAGCTTCCCATCACCTTGACTACCTTCCCGCCAATGGTCCATTGAGGGTCGGTAAGAGCTGATGAAACGTTATGGGTGATGGTCGGCCAAACCGGACCATCACCCTGTACTGTGAACTGTGTTCCTGTGTTTGCCGTAGATGGAGTTGTTTGCTCGAAATAGCCATCTGGCACCGTCATAGTGAATAAGATGGGGTTGTACCATGTCTTTTGCGTAAGGCTCGGAAAAGCGGCAGAGAGGGCCATTAAGCGGCGTCCTGGGATTGAACTGAATGTAAGAGCCTTAGGGACGGCCTTTTCCCCCCAGGTGCGCAGCAAGCCATAGTTTGTAAAGAACGTATCATGCTCAAAGGGAAGCTCCACAGTGATTTGTACAATCCTGGTTCCGAGGCGTCTTTCTGTGAAATCAGCACCGGCAGCACCATTACGGTCGGTGAGTGCGTTTTCGATGTCCATGGCTCCGATCTCAAAGTCGATGATGGAAATTCCGGGGACAGCCGATGAAAGCTGTACCCCGTCATAGGTGATTATTTCAGGCGCTGACATTGCCGTTTCGCCTCCTTGCATCTGCCGTCTTTTTTGCTTGCTTCCTGCTGATGACTGGCTCAAGGATCGTACCAGCCTTCTCACCGTCGATATTGGCTGCAATCTCAGGTGCCCTGTTCCATATGGCATCTGCAAGCTTGTCATAGTCGATCAAGTCTTTGTCGCTGGTATCATCGACGATCTCATAGACGCTTGTGAGTTTGTCATCCCGGCCTGCAGTCAGGTCTTTGCTCTTATCAGAGACCGTGGCCTTGACATCTGCCATGATGTCGGTATTTTCTGCTGCCTTGCCGATTCGCCTCATGGCCTTTTGAACATCGTCTTCTGTGGCTTCGATACCTACAGCGACGCCCAGGCCCATGGGCTTACCAATGACATCACGCAAGAGCTTGGAAGGGGATGCAATGCCGAGGGTCTTTTTTATCCCGCCGACGATGCCGGAGAAGAACTTCTTTGCTTTGCTGGCGAAGGTTTCTCGCTTGTCTTCCATGCCCTGCATGGCACCTTCGACCATGTTGCCACCGATACCGGCAAGCAACGTAGATGGGCTGTGGATACCAAGGAAATCCTTTATGCCTCCGACGATCCCATCAAAGAAGTTCTTTACCTTCTCGCCGATCCAGGAGGCAAGGCTTGTGATGCCTTCCCATAACCCTTGAACCAATTGAGCACCGACATCGAATAACCCGACAGTAGCTTTGCCGATCCCTTCAAGGATCGCTGTCACGATCTCCGGAAGGCGTTCCACAAGAACAGGTATAGCTTCGATCAGACCGCCAGCCAAAGCGACGATAAGATCAACGCCAGCCGTGACAATCGTGGGAAGGTTATCGGTAAAGAACGTAACCAGGGCATCTATGATTTGGGGAAGTGCATCGACTATGGCATCTATGATCTCTGGCAATGCACCGACTAATGCCGTAAGGAGCGTAATACCTGCATCGACGATCTGCGGAACCGATTCCGTAAGCGCCGCTGTGATGGCTGAAAGGATTTGCGGCAGCGCGGCAACGATTGTGCTTATAATTTGCGGAAGGGCCGAAACCAGCGCAGTCAAAAGCGTGATGCCCGCCTGCACTATGGTCGGCAGGTTATCTGTGAGGAATCCAACGATAGCCTGGATGATGCCTGGCAGAGCGGCGACCAGCGTTTCTATGACAACAGGCAGTGCTTCCACCAGGGCATTGAAAAGCTGAACCGCTGCCTCAAGAAGCAGCGGTAGGCTTTCCGTAAGGAAAAGGGTTATGGTATTGATGATCTGCGGCAAGGCGGCCAATAGGGCTTCCATGATGGCCGGGAATGCATCTACAATGGCCATCAGGAACGTTATGGCTGCCTGTATGAGCACTGGGGTCTGCGTAGTGAGGAAATCAAGTATCGCCTGTATGATGGTCGGAAGCAGCTCCAGGAGCATCGGCAGCGCGTTAAGGATGCCTTGCAGCAAAGCCATCAGCAGCCCGACGCCGGCTTCAACGATCGCCGGAAGCGCTATGGTCAGCGCCTCAACAATTGCGGTGATGATCTGCGGAAGCGCAGTGACCAACAGGTCTATTACCGTGGGAAGCGCGTCGACGATTGCCATCAAAAGTGAAACGCCTGCCTGTATCACAACGGGAAGGTTTTCAGTGATGACGGTGACTATCGCGTCTATGATTGACGGAAGCGCTTCTACCAGAGCGGCGATCACTGTGGGCAGCGCGTTCACGATCGCCATCCAGAACGATATGGCGTTACGGGCCAGTGCCGGGACGTTCTTTGTGAAGAACGCTGTGATGGACTGAATGAGCGCGGGTAGTACGGCCCTGATCGAATCCAGTACAGCCGGGAGCGCATCTACAAGCGCCTGAAAAAGCTCCACTGCCGCAGAAGTTATAGCATTCTGCGAATCAAGCAAAAATGTTGTGATGCTGCTTATAAGCGAAGGAAGGGCTACAAGAAGCTGCCGGACGATTCCGGGGATTGCCTTCACGATTCCGCTAAGTAGTGTTGCTGCCGACTTTGCAAGCTCCGGCCCCTTATCAGTCAGGAATTCCACAATTCCGGCTATAATTTCTGGCAGCGCATCTACGATAATAGGCAGCGCCGCCATTAACCCATAAGCGATTGAGTTTATGAGGCTCATTCCAGCGTCGAACAGGGCAGGAAGCGCATCGACAAAGGATTGAGCAAGGCCTACTATGAAAGTTGCCACCTGTGGAAGAAGCAAAGGCATTTTGGTTGTAATGCCGTAAGCAAGTTGTGTGATAAGGTCTATGCCGCCTTGGAGTATCAGTGGCAGAACGGTCATGATGCCATTGACAAGGAGCGATCCTACTTCTACCAGAGCACCAGATATGGCCGGCATGTTTTTTGTCAAGCCTTGAATGAGGCTTGATATTACGCTGATGCCCGCGCTTATTACAGTCGGTGCAAACGTGGTGATCTTTGTAACGATCTGCGAAAGGACATCACCTATAGCTGACGCAAGCCCTGCAAAGCCCCCCTCCTGGAATGCCTTTGCAAGCTGGCCCAGCATGCCCGTTCCTTCTTGAACGATGCTCCTTAGGGGCTCTTGGACATTTTCATAGAACATAATCCCCAAGTCTTCCAATGCAGACTTGAGCAGTTCTATATCGCCCTTCAGGTTGTCTTGCATGGTGGCGGCCATGGCTTGCGCCGCGCCGTCAGCATTGTTCATAGCCTCAACAAGCGTATTAAAATCTGCATCGCTTGAGTTCGCAATGGCAAGCAGGCCGGCCATGGCCTCCTGGCCACCAAGCATTGCGGCGTAGGTTGCTCTCTGCTTTTCGTTAAGCTTACTAAAGCCCTGGCGCATATCGCCCATTATCTCAACAAAGGGCTTCATATGTCCCTTTGAATCGGTCAGGCTTATGCCCAGCTTTTTCATGGCAGCTGCGCTTTCCTTCGTGGGCTTCGCCATTCTGGTAAGAGTAGTGCGCAGCGCCGTGCCGGCGTTTGATGCCTTTATGCCGGAGTTGGCCATCAAACCGATGGCCACTGACACATCTTCAACGGAATAACCTAACGCGCCAGCAACGGGAGCGACATACTTGAATGTCTCTCCCATCATGGCAACGTTAGTATTGCTCTTGTTGGCCGCCTGGGCCATAACATCCGCGAAGTGCCCGGCTTTGGATGCTTCCATGCCGAACGCTGTCATGGCGTCCGTTACGATGTCGGATACCATGCCAAGGTCTTCCCCTGCCGCAGCCGCAAGATACATGACGCCGGGTAGGCCGTCCAGCATCTTTTGCGTATCCCAACCGGCTTGAGCCATATACTTCAACGCCTCTGCTGAATCTGTGGCGCTGAATATGGTTGTGGCACCCATTTCCTTGGCCTTCGCAGTAAGCTTTGCAAGGTCATCTCCGACAGCTCCGCTGATTGCAGATACTTCGGACATACCTGCTTCAAAGCTCATACCTACCTTGAGCGCATATGTACTCGCAGCAGAAAGAGCCGCCGTAATAACTGCCATACCTTTTACAGCGGCTTTGCCCATGGATGCCAGTCCGGAATGAAAACCGGATTGGTCAATCTTGGTATCGATATTGATAGAGCCATCGAATCCCATACAGTTCACCCTTTCGCGGCGATCTGCACGGCTCAATGGCTCAATGTGCTATAGGTTATTTCACTTGCTTTCCGGCATGGATAACCAACTCAAAAACTTCTTTGCACCCTCTGGTGCATTTCAGCCAAACGCCATGGCATTCGGCGGTATTGTCGTAAATCGTAACCTTTGCACCACAGTGTGGGCATATTGCCCAATCCTTACGAAGTGGGGGTTTTGGCAATGTTTCGTTCATATTCTGCCTCCGAAAACAGCGCCGGCCGCCATTACCTTTTCTTCAGATGATAGCATAGACGGCAACGCATATTTGGCCTGGAGTGAGGCATATCGTTTTCGCTCAGCGCGGTTCTTGATCTGTGACAGATCAGCGCCGCGGTAACCCATGATCTTGCTGATCTCACATTCTTCATCGAGGCCTTTGAACAATGCGGAGAACTTCCACCAGTGGAGATCGTCTTCAGAAAGGTCGATTCCATACTGCTGTACGAACGCAGCATAGATCAGAGGAGCGTCAATGTCATAGTCATAGATTCGCTTTGTGAAAGAGGGGTTTTTGTCGTTTTTCTTTCCCTTTTTCTCCTTAGCTTCCAGTCCACATCGATAAAACCAAAGGACCGCTTCCGTGGCTTCCTCAATGTTTCGGGGTAGATCGTCGATAAAGAACAGCCTGAAGGTCTCCTGAAGCTTTTCCTTGTCTGATATTTGGCTGTCAATGATCAACTGCTCAAAAAGTATTCCTGTCCGGAAGCTGGTGGAAATAGGGAAAACCCTGCCGTCTACCACAAGGGCATCCGGCAGGGCATCGATCAGTATGTTGCAAACTGGCTGGATCATTGTTTACCGCGTGCCGCAGCTCTACGCTGTGCCCGGTTGGAGTAGCGGTCGATGTATGCCTTGCTTTGGGCATCCGATGCTTCCTTTTGCCGTCCGATGAACTGCAAGAGGTTATCATATGCCGCCATGCAAAGCCGGACGTTGTTTTTTCCACCGGTGATCTTGTCATAGGCTCCATCACCGAGAAGGCCATCGAACAGGTCTTTGAACATGGTGATGTAATGCCGCAGGATGGTAGAATTGTTGCCGGTCTTGGGTACCGCCTTTTCAGCTTTCTCCATTTTGTCAAAGCATGTTTCATAGCGTTCCGCTACATCGACATCCTGAAGATCAAGTTCAAAGCGATACCCATTGTATTCCCATTCCGTGGGACCAAGGACAGCAGTTTCTTCGTTTTCCATGTTATCTGCCGGCTTGGTTTCCACAGGGGTGATTTGGCGCACAGGCTCATTTTTGCTCATGGTGTTTATCCTCCGTATTGATGGTTAAGCTTCAACCAGGCCAGTAATGGCCGAGGCAAGGCTTGTGGATGCGGTGTTCACCTGGACCTGAGTGGCGGTCGCGTTGTTGGCTGTTGCTACAGCAGCGGCCAGGGCAGTTTCAAGGGTTGTCCAGGAGCCAGCCGTATAGTCGGCCTCCGTGAGACCGTAGGCCTGCACGATCAGCGCGTTTAGTGTGGATTTGTTGGAAACGGTGACAGCGCCTTCGACAAACGCGGAACCATCCCAGGTGCCTTCTACCGGATCGCCGACAGCGCGGAAGTTGCCGGTATAGATCAGGGCGTCGGTACCGTCGCCCTTTGTATCGGGCACGATAGCGTACATACGCTTGTAGGCTCTGTACTTTGTGGTGGGGCTTGTTGAAACAACCTCAAATTCGTTGACAGAGAGGATTTCCACCCGAGCATCGGAGCCGATCAGCTCACGGTCGGTCACAAGTACGATACGGGCGGCAACGGGATCCTCGCTGTGAACGTCAATGCTGTAGGCAACAGCCGGGGAATAGCCAACAACGTCCGTGCGTTCACTGCGCTCATGGATATATTGACGTGAATATTCCTTGGGGTTCTTGGATTCGTTCAGGGCTGTAAATCCTTCGCCCATCAGAGTCCAGATGGGAACAAGCGTGGTGCCCAGGTTCATGAGGGATTTCCACGACGCCCTTGCAACAAGAACATTGGTCATGGGGTCAGCCTCCTTGCTTGTACTGAAGCGAAAACACAGCCATGAGATCAACCATCCCATTATCGTGTTCCGCTGCTGTCGTAGGGGTGGAAGTGTTCTCCACCTTGATTGCCTGCCGGTTGGCTCCCATGGCTGGCAGTGTGGCGGATTTCAGGTGGTCACACAGTTTTTCAAGGGCTTGAAACCCTTGGAGCTTCAATTGAGTGTCCCGGCCATCTACCCTTGCGTATACGGCGAACGGGTATCGGCCGATGAAGCTCCCGTTCACATATTTTCGTTCAACCGGATTACCGGCAAGGCTCTGCATCATCATGGCAGGAGCTGACTTGTCCAGCGATTCGGGCTTTACGGTGGCGATCTTATCCGGCCATGCGTTCAGCACAGAAAGGACATATTTTGAAACGGCAATATTATCAACTTCTGACATGGTATCACCTCACAGTAATCATGTTGGCGCCGTTGATCCAGTCTTTCTTCTTGATGGCCTTGGCTTTTTCAAACCATTGGGAAGACGCCTGGGGGTGTTTTGCTCTGGAGAAGTTTGCCTTCGTTGCGTAATAAACCTTTTTGGCATATGGCGCATTGTAGACAACCTGTCCGCTGCCGATGTTCGTTCCGTTCTGTCCGGACCTCATGAGCTGCCCGGTACGCATAGGCACATAGGGGGCGCAGTCCTTGAGCACTTCATTGTCAAGGAATTTCTGCGCTGAAAGGAACCTGGTGGAGAAGCGCTCTTTTGTGTACGCTGTGTTCATGACCAGCTTTGCATTCATCGTGCATCAACCTTCCAGCGCCACATTCGCTTGTTACCAGCCTTGCACCTGCGTACCGATATGATCCTGAATGCCTCCGCTGTCTGAGTTGGCCTGGCAGCCATTGTCACACCTGGAACGATGTAATCTGTTTCGTCGCCTTTCAGTGTCCAGGCTTCATCTTTGTTGGTCAACAGTTTCCAGACCTCCGGCTCCAGGTAGGGTTTCTCCTTGCTATCTGCATCGACGGCCAGAACTTTGCTGTCGAAAATGCTTAAGCTCAGCGAGTTTGCCGGGGAATCTCCCTGCATTCCCCTGGTCACGACACAATAGACGCCGATCAGGGTGGTTCTGTGGAACACTCCACTGCCGCTTTGTGATTCCCCGTCCTGGTTGAACAGCGTCACTGTATCCCGGATCATCCGGCTAGTGGCCATACCGTTGGCTGATGCGGTCTGCGAATACGCATCTTTGCATCAGGGGCGTTTTGCGCAGCCAGGCCAGCGCCATGGGCGACACAGGGATGCCGCCAACCGTGGGCCTGTTCATCATGGACTGTTGATTCGCAGAAATCGAATACCCATCAAGCGATTCGCTCTCGCCATTGGCGATAGGGGATATGCCGTTGATTGCATCTTCCCCGCCTTGGCAGTATAGGTAATCAGCCTGATACGCCGTGGCTTTCTTGATTGCTTTTTCATGCTCTGCCAGCACTTCAGCAGTGATTGGGGTTTGCACTACTGAATCAATGATGTCAGATGCCCTTTCAGCAATTCTGGGGAAATCGCTGTCAGGAATTTCGCTTCCGTTGAAATCCTGCTTGTAGTATGTCAGGTCGATGTAGGCCATTTGATCACACCCCTATCATTGACCCTCTTTATCGCCCTTTTTTGAGGCTTGTTTGCCATCTTTGGCTGTGGTGGTGGGATTGGATGGGGTTTCATCCTTGGAAGCTTGTGGGTGGTCATATGGGGCTTGTTTGAGGCCGTTTACGATGGCATAGAACTCATCACGTTCTTTTTTGAGCTGATCGTGTTCGTCCAGGAGCTTTTTGTGAACATGGTAGAGCGTCTCATGCTCCGTATAGAGCCTATCGGCCTCACTACGAAAGTGATCTCGGTCCTTGAGCAGTTCGTCATGCTGCTTCATCAGCGCCATGTGACTGGTAGTGATGGAATCAAGTTCGGCCTTGAGCTGTGCATAGCTCTTGGGGGATTCCTGCGGGAGACTATCGCCGGTCTTCGGGTCGATCTCTTTCCACCCTTGAGCTATCAGGCTTCTTGCCTGGATGTCATCCACAGCAATTTCCTGATTGCCCTTTTTCAAAAGTGACATCGTTTTACCTCCCTACAAAACATAGAGGCGGATTGCTCCGCCTCTATGCTTGATCGTTGGATTTATTAGGCTTTTACGGTCAGAGTGGTATTGCCGGTACGGACAACCTTTCCGTCCTTGTTCAGTTCCACCACGCGGATGTGATGGCCAGCAGTCTTTCCGGTCAGTTTGTCGCCGCTGGCAAAGGCAGTATAGCCCGTGGGCTTCTCGCCAAGCTTGGGTGCAGCGATTGCGCTGGCGTCGATCTTATAGGCCAGGGTATTGACTGCATTGTTCCCGGTGACGGTGATGACGGTGTCGCCTGCCGTACCGCCAGATTCAGGGGCAGCAGACGCAACGCTGATGGCCCCTGCGGCGCCTGCATCAGCAGCCACAAACGCGATGGCATCAGCCTTGTTGGCAAGGATGAACACATCTTCAAACGATTCCTCGTAATAGACGTACTTGCCTTCGCTGGTGGCAGACGGTTCGTCAAGCCTGGAGAACTGATAGCTTACAGGGGTGATGACCGCAAGGGGATGGATCAGCGCCATGCTGATCTGTTTTGCTGATGCGCCGACAGCCCAGCCGGTGGTGAAGTTGTATGCAGTCATCAACAGTTCCGGGGAAACCGATACGATCTGCACCTGATCCAGGGATGTTACAATGCGCGCGATGTTCGGATCGCCGTTATTGATGTTCCTGGTGACACCGGAAGCATTTTTCAGCAGCGTGGCCACGGCGGGGATCAAATACAGAATGCGGCCGGCAGTGGGTACACGCCTTTCATCCATTCGCTGCATCAGAGCATCAAAGGTGGTCAGGACGTTGTCTTTGGTGAGAGTAACGATGTCGGGCGCAAATTCCTCGGCCAACCATTCGGAATACACCTTGGAAATGGTGTAGGCATCCATTTCGGGGAACTTCTGCTCGTTGTTCATGGTCGTGGTGATGTTTTCGATGGTCGTCACCATGTTCGTCTGGTCAACGTCCATGGGGTGAACGAGCGTGCTCCATTTCCGCTGATTGACCAGCGTTTTTGGCACCCATGCATTGTCGTAGTTCCTGGACGCCTGGCTGATTGTGTCGCGGTTGGCGTTCACGCGGCCGCCCACGGAAATGCTGGGAATCTCAATCGTCTTGGAATTCGACCAGCGATACCGTCCGTTGTTGGGCGTGGAATACAAAGCGCCGAAATGCAGTACATACGGGAATTGCTGTTCCAAGGCCTGGCCGTAGTCGGTTGCATAGTTAAGAGCCGCCATGGCGATTCCTCCTTAATGTCTGGCAACTATTTGTTGCCCTGGTTGTTGTTGGGCTGCGGGGGCTGCCGCACAAAGTTCAATCCGCCACCGGAGAAGAATGAGGCTTTTCCAGACGGATTTCCATCGGCGCCCTGATTGTTGGTGATCTGTTTGCTGAACTGTGGGGGCTGATGCTGAGCTCCCTGCGGCTGTTTCTGCTTGTTCGGATCGTCACCTTCCGGGTCCTTTTCCGGCTTGAAGGCGGCCGGGTCAGACTTCTTGAGTTCAGCGACGTAGCCATCAGCGCCGATAAACTTGCCGCCTTCGTATTTGAAGCCCTTGGTTTTGAAGTCAGCAACAGCAGCTTTCCGGGCCAGCTCAGATGCAAAGGGAACATCAGAGAAGAACTTCTGCGTTGCAAAGTCCAGGGATTGATCCGACAACTTGGTTTCAAGCGCCTTGGTGTCGGTATCATACTTGCCTTGGAGTGTGGTCAGCTGCTTGTTCAGTTCTTCGCTGTTACCGGCTTGCTTTTTCAGTTCGGCAATGTCGGTGTCCCGCTGCTTGAGCTGATCCTTTGTACCCTGGAGTTCAATCTTGGAGGTGGTAAGCTCCTGCTCTTTGGCCGTGAGAGTGGTCTTTACCGCCTCAACATCCTTGCCGTTCTCAGCCATGATGGTGTCGATCTGCTCTTTGGTCAGTCCCATGTCCTGGAGTACCTTGCGTTCCATAATTGTATCTCCCTTCGAATTACGCTTTTTTGTACGTGGTCAGCGCCACGTTCGGCACGGTTCTTTTACGTCTGCCGGGCCAAAGACATATTCAACGGCCAACACGGCCGACTGAACCTTATGTAGCAGGAGCAAGTGTATCTTCATCCGCACCCGGGACGATGAAGGGTTTCAAATTCTGTTCAGGCAGCGGAATGGTTGACACGCATATGGGCGGCTGCGCCGTGCTGATGATGGACACGTACACCCTACGGGTCTGCTTGATGACTTCCAGTTCTTCATCCGAAAGCTCCCAGCAGCATTCGATAGCTGGAAGGCCATCATGCTCTGTTTTCCTGGCCGGAAGGTCCTGGTATGCAGGGTGAGTATAGGTTACATTCGACTGCTCCGTTTTGACAGGATTCATATTCCCTCCTCATGTTAAGGGGCAGTTTGGTCGAACTGCCTCTCTGCATTGACTATTACTTCTGCAAGGTGGTAGAACTTCATAGATACGAAATCACAAACCTGTTCGTCTGTGTATTCATAATTGCCTTTCATGCTGCATTCTTGAAGGAATGCGTGTGTGATTTCATGCCGTAGTGTTTCTTTCATTATGGCAGATAGGTTTTGCTGAGCGTTTTCCGATTTATCATCCCTGATCTCAAGCAACCCTATCTCATGTACTGATGAATCACAATATCCGGCAAGCCCTTTCAAGCATGATGGCATTTCATCAGAATGGCCAGCCTTCACACTGTAAGGCTGGCCACATATGGTTACGGTGAATTGGTTCATCGCATTCTCCTTATCCATATCTGAATGAACCCTAAAGTCTCATGGCAGCTATGGCACCACATATGCTTTATATGGCCGTTCGGGGTTTTCTTACCATGCTTTTGTGCTTGTGTATATGAGCTGCATGTTGGGCAGATGAACCCGCGCATGAATACGGGCTTATTCATTGGCGATTCGCCTCCTGTTGGCCCATACCGCCTTGCTGCTTGTGGAGCGGCCGAAATCCGCTACCTGCTCCCGTTCCGCTTCCCTTACCCGGCCTGTTCTATGTAGGAAGTCCTTGAGAGCAGCTTCTCGCCTTTTCAGCAGGACGGATGCAGATTGAAAATCTTCCTTCAGGGAGGCCTCAAGTTCTTCATTTGGAGCCGATTGCATGGCTGCATCCAAAGTGGCGCATTCACGCTTGCTGGAGCGAATTGCACGTTCATATGCCCTCTGCCGCTGGCTCTCCTCATACATTTCATCGTTGTCACGTCCGGAATTATCGCTGGATGGATCATGGACAAAAGAACGAGTAGAAAGACCGCGATAGAAAGGATAAAAGCTATGGTAGCAGTTCCAGCCGCAAAGGCCTTCGCCTGTCCCATAGCCCGTTTCGTCATAGAAATTTCCGTAATCACCACTCCTTCCAGACATGCTATAGACTTTACCCTGCCATACAGCGTGTGTGGGGCGTGCCCCTGCATGGCTTGTAACTTCCGCAAGCTCTGTCCCCATATCTTGCATGCGCGCTATTTGAAGCTGCGCAGTGGTTTGGTTCAATCCGGTTATGAGTGACCGCCTGGCGGCTGATTCCAAATGCTCTTCACCACCGGCAGGGAAGCCAACTTCGGTGATCCCCTTCTTAGCCAGATCCTTGACTACCTGGCGGGCGGCCTGGTTGAAGCTGAATGCGCCTGACATGACCTGCATATAGGCTCTGTCAAGCGAATTGACGAAAGCATTATAAGCTGTACGCCCAGTGGTGCTTGTGAAATTGACCATGAGGCCGTTTGTCTTCATGATTCCGGCCTCTATGACTTGCTTAAGCGCCATGGACATATTGATGGGAGTAGGGGAAAGACCTGCCAACACATGAATGCTATCGTCATATTCAAGAGATTTGCTGCATGCTTCTGATACCAGCTTACGAATCTTGCTTTTCGTTCCTGTGCCTGCGTATTTGGAAAGTGCTTCCGTAATGTCTTTTTGGAACATTCCCAGTTCCCGAAGCTTTTGAATCTGCCATTCAGCAGTTTCGGTGAGGTGTTTTTCAGTCATGAGCCGGCGAGCGATATCAGCTGTAATATCCTGCTCAAGCTGCGAGAACAAGGTAACCATTGGTTCAGCAGCTGTCATGAGGTAACTTGGAGTCAGCATAACCTATCTCCCCTTATTCTTCCTCCTTCTCAGAGCCGACGTCCTCTTCTTTGTCCTTCTTTTTGTCAAAGCCCATAAGCTCATCGTCTGTCATGCCTGAACCTTCTGAAAGGCGCCTTTTTGCCTTGGCTTCATCCTCACCATACCATTTAACACGGAATTCCCAAGGAAGCATGACGCCTTGGGCTACTTCCTGCATGTCGCGCATGCGCTCGACTTCCGTGTCGGTGACTATGCTGTCATCCCATTTGTACTCCGTTGTGTAGGTGCCAGCAGATGAGAGTTTATACAGCGTGGCCAGAATGTCCATGGCCTTCACCAATGCATTGATGGCCTTCTGCAAAGCCATCTGAATTGATGTGACGGTGGCGTAAGTGCGCTGCTTCGACATTTTGAGCTGCGTAGCGGTCATGGCTTCCACGTTCGGATCGGAGTAAGTTCCTCTGGCCAATCCGCAAAGGTCTTCAATCCGCATGAGCAAATTGTTCAGGCCTTTCAGGTAATTCGAATCGCGCAGCGCAGGGGAAAATGTCTTCATGAGCGTTTCGGCTGTAGCATTCTTGGGGTCAAGCTTGTTCGGTCGGAAAAGGCGTTCCTTCCCAACCGGCAGTACAGGTTTGCCACGCTTGTCTAGGCTAAAGACATCTTCGCTTGCATCGATGGCGAGTTCGCCACCTTCGTATTCCCAGCATAGGCGTTGAAACTGAAGGTCTGCTTCTTTGATCAGATCTTCTGCTCTTGCGTATACCGATACACCCAATGGGCTCTTCGTATCGATGGTGTTCCCCAATGGGATTTTGAAGTAAGCAAACAGTGGCGCGTCAAGGTTGTCGATTGAGACCTCAGGCTGAATGGAAGCCCATTCCGCGATGTTCGCAAGCGCGATTTCTTCACCAATAGAATCCTTCATCATGCTCTTGAACGCCTTATTGGATATGACATATTTCCTGTCATTGGTGAATGAGTGCTGCTCAATCCGCGTGTAGTAGGTATTGCCTACAACCATCCGTTCCAAGAACAACGCGCCGGTGATTTCCCCTCTGCTGTTGAACGCCGTGGGGTAAAAGTCATCGGCTTGGACGTAATCAATGGCTATCTCCGTGCCATCCACATAGGGCTTGAACACAATGCCGCCCTGAGCACAGGCATATTCCGTATTCTTCTGCACGCTTTCCCGGAATGGGTCAAGCATTGTGTTCAAATACTCCGCTCTTGCTGATCCGAAAACTTTGACCTGCATTTCGAGCGTGACCAGTGTGGAGATTTCTGCAGCAATGGCAGATGGCAGTTTGAGGCTTTTCTTATCATGCGCGAGCCATGGGGAGCAGTTGATATACATTTTCATCCACCGCTCTATGGCCTGTACCATGATGTCAGTAACAGCCACGCCCGGGAAATACTTTGTGATCTTATCAATACCGAACATTTTCGCCGCCACCTGCCTTAACCAATCTATGAGCTTATGGAACATCTTTACGTCCCTCCTGGTTGGCTTCCATGAACCGCCTTGCATCACGTTCGATGGTAGCCTCGAATGCCTCCAAAGTACCTGTGTCTATGCCGGTTCCTGTAAGGCGTGTATCCACATCCCTCTTGGAATCCCATTGTGTATTGAGAAGGGCTTCTGCGAATATGCCAGCTGATGGACCTATACGCAACCGCTTTCCGTCCAATAGGCCGTTCGTCAGGCGGATTCGTGCAATTTCCGGGGATCCCTGAGCAGCACGCAATTGAACAGGGATACTGTTTTCCTGTATGGATGCCCGTATAGCCCTGTACAATACGGTGTCATCGTCCGGCGTCACATAGTAGGTGTAAGTGATGGGGCAGTATTCTTTGTCTATATGGGCCGTAAAAGCAGCAAAGAGCGAGGATATTGATGAGGCTGGAGAATCACCGCTATAACGCTCTGCATGCAGCACTATTACGCTGTCGTATTGGATTGACATAGCAGTGGCAACAAGGCTTGTACCGCCCATAGTACCGCCGAGGTAGATACCAACATTCACAAGGTACCCGCCATCCTTCAGCTTTGCCTTGATGGTTTCACTGTCGATGGCATAGGCTGCCGGGTCCGATGCATATGCTCGGTAGATCAGGCCGCCGACTGTTCCCAGGAGCTTATCAAGGTAAAGGATGCCTTGGGTCGTCGCGTCGACTGTATCCTTGAACTCGCCGTTCGGGAATGATACCAGGTCGTTGATAAAGTCGTGCTTCCATTGGGCTTCCTCTGGCAAAAAGATGTTTCCTGCTTCGAAGTAGGGAGATACGGCTCTGGCCCTGTCCTCCTTGCTACCCTGAGGATTGAACGGGACAATGCCTGAAACACGATCTTTGAGAGTGTTGATGACAGCCGGGCCGTTGGCCTTGTCCTCAACCACTTTCGCGCGTGCTTTCGGATGCTTTGCTGACATGGTGAGCATCGCCGTGATGTTCTCAGTAAACTCCATCTTTTCATTGAGAACATCAACAAAGTAGTAATTGGCGCCGCTTCGTGCAATGGCAATGCCCGCGCATTTTGCGGAAGATTCCGTATTCTTGAAAGGCAAGTCCCAGGAAAGAATGAGCGTTGCATCATCCGGAAGCTTCTTGTAGGTTTTGTTCATCCACTCACGCTTGAAGATGCTGCCGCCTGCCGGTGTGGGCTTCTGCTGGTAGAGGGATGACCAGGCATAGGAACCAACCGTTTTCTTGGTCCTTTGGGCCCATACTTCATCGAATCCGTATTCCGGCCATAATGCTTGACCAATCTTCCGACCCAGTAAATCATTTTCACTGTCGCATATGCACGAAAGAGATATGACGCGCCAGTTTTCAGGTTCGCCCTCATCTGGCTTAAGAAGCTTAGCAACAAGGTCAGCTTCATGCCAGCGTGTAAGGATTATGATGATCGCTGCGCCCGGTTGAAGTCGTGGATAGAGAGTGCTTTGCCATTCACGCATGATCATTGCGCGTGTTGCTTCTGATTCTGCATCCTCACGATTTTTGATGGGGTCATCAATTATGAGAAGGTCAGCGCCTTTACCGGTGATACCGCCGCCAATACCTACAGAGAGCATACCGCCCTGGTGGTATTCGATGTTCCAGTCGGTCTTTGTGGCCTGCACGCTGGACAATTCGATACCGAATATGGGAGAGCCAAATTCAGCAACTTTGTCACGATTCGAAACACCAAATTCAGTGGCAAGATCGCTGCCGTAGCTTACTTCGATGACTCTCTTATCAGGGAACTTTCCGAGGAAATAGCTTGGAAAAGTCTTTGTAACGCTCATGGATTTTCCATGGCGTGGCGGCAAAAAAATCATCAGCCGCTTTGTATCGCCGCTGATGACTTTTTCCAGCTCTGAGCATATGAGGTCAAGATGTCTGGCTCTTTGCCATCTGCCGTGATGCACAAGCTGGACGTAATCGACATAATGCTTTCTCGCCAGCTCATATTTTGCAGCCTGAGCAATGGCCTGCAGTGTGGCAGGCGAGTAGCCGGCCTTATTTGCCCGGCTCATCAGGCGGCACAAGCGCGGCAAGTTGTCTGAGCTCTTCTTCAGACATCTTGCTTAGGTCGGGACCAAAGCCAGTGCCTTTGATGTTGACATTCTGGCTCTGCGACCATTCACCGCTTTGCTTGCTTCTGTTATTGAGCCAGTACATAAGGGCCATAACGTCCGGTGGAACGCGCTTGGTGACGGTCCTGATCTTGACGGGCTTGATCGTACCGTCTGTGGCCATTTCGACGATGCGTTCTTCTTCGTTGTATTCAAAGCCCATGCAACGTTCGTAAAGCTTCCGCTCAGCCCTTGCGTCAGATGGTTCTTTCCCAGCTGTTACGGCCTCGCCAAAGGATGTCAAGACTTTTACCGGTTTACCATCCTTATCTTTTATCGGTTTACCGTCCTTATCCTCAACGATTTTGTACATCCACCGTATGAAGGTTCTCAAACCTATGCCCATAGCCTGGGCCATTTCCTCATTTGTAGCACCTTTGATGGCCAGTGACCAGGCCCAGTCATCGTGATAATCCTTGTTGTATTTGGTGAGTGGAGCCACATCATTCACCTGCCAAATAGTCTGCGGCGAGGAATTCAAGGCCCTGCCACAGATTCTTGCTGGAAATGTCCTTTGTTCCGGCCATCTTCTCAAGGGCTTGTTTAATGACCTTTGCGCTGGATGCAGGAATCTTTCTCCGACCGATAACCGTTTCTATCGGGATCCACTTGGAATCATCCTCAGAATTCTCCCATGCCTCCGACAGCTGGGATAAGTTGCGTTCGAACACCTTGAGGATGATATCAACAGCGGTCGCAACGTTCTTCACGTTATGGGCAGAAGAAGCGGTTTCCTGAGCATCAAGCCATCGCTCATATTCATCCATCCGAGCAAGCCAAACGATGTTGGAGTGCTTCACAGTATCGATGGCAGTTTTTATGGCCGTTTGGGCGGCGCTTAATTCGTCTGGAAGGAAAACCATGCTCAAGGTTTGGAAGGTTAGGTTTGCTTCGCTGATGCTGGCAGCTGAGAACTTTTCAAGCAATTCAAGCGTCCTGTCATCGAGGCCGGAATACTTTTTCAGCTCCGCATCGAAAATCTGCTCATATAGCAGCTTGAGGGTAGCAGGATCATCCTGGCCGGCAATCGCGTTATGCGAAAGCTGAATGGCAACCTTCTGTTCCTCCGATAGCTTATCGTCAGTGGCAAGGCACGTGATCAGTGGCAAGCCAGCTTCGATTGACGCTTTTGTCCGATGATTGCCCGAAAGGCATCTGTACCTGCCGCTTTCCTCTTTGCACAAAAAGGGAGTGGATGTCAGCTTGCCGTCTCTCCGGATGTTATCGACCAGGCGCATGAATTCCTCATGCTTCATATACCTGGCGTTCGTCTCGAGCAGCAGGATTTCGCGAGGATCTATCTCAATCACATAGACGTTCATGCCTCTTCACCCCCTCCGATTTGTGCGTGCTTTTCCTTCCAGAGCTTAAGCCCTTCCTGAAGCGACCATTCTCCCATGGCAGCACCATAGTTGAGCTGCCATCCGTCGTTGTAGTAGATTTTCGAGGCATCGGTTTCGCCCTCTTCGACGCCTGGGAGCTGCTTCTTATTGAGCAACCGGAACAGACCACGATATTTCATGGATACAGGCTTCTTTGTGAAAGCCGTTGTTACCAAAGATCGGACACGCTTATTCGTCAGCCTTTCAGCAAGGAACTTGCTCTCCTTGCTCAATGCCGCATATAGAACCAGCTTGGCAAGGCGCTTGTACTTCGAAGGGGATACTGGGAAATCCGAAAGCAGGTACATGGTCGGGGTGTCTATATGCTTGTCCCAGTTCGACAGGGTAGGGGAAGCAGAGAACGCATATACCCCTATCAGCTTGTCATCCACCAGGACACCGTAAGAGGCGGTTTCAGAGCCAGGCTTGATATTAGGGTTCATGTACTGGCTGCGCAGCGCGTGGAAATTCTCACTTTTGAGGGGCATGATCTTGATCGTATTGCCTATGTCCTCATCTGTGCCCAAGCGCTCCACAAGCAGGCTGCTCACATTTTGAGAAGGCATAATGATTCGGCTCTTATCGCTCTTGGCGTAGATGTATAGGGGAACGCCGCGGTTCGTGGTCTGCGAAATGCCGGCAAGGTATTCTTTGAATTCCGGAAGTTCATCATTGGTGCCAAACATGAAATGATCACGCTGTGTCATCTTCCGGAACATATCCAGGATGCGGTCCTTGTTGATCATTTCGTACTGCGGCGGCTGCCACTTGATGATGGATTCGATAACCTTGAACATCTTTTCATAATCGCCGGAGAAAAACGGCGGATAACAAACGAAAGCGGAATCCGCTGGGATTTGGTCAACCAACTCGCAGACATCGCCTTCATAAAACGATGTCAGGTAAGGGGTGATCTTTTCGATCTTGCCCTTTGTCCTATCGAACAGGTCATTCCATTGATCGCTATAAGCTGCGATCATCTTTGTGTAGTAGGGGTTGGGCTTTGTCCCAAGGAAAGTGGCCATCTTGGATAGCAGCAGCACAATGGCGATAATGCTTTGATCGTCCTTCATGTAATCCTGAACAAAAGCCATGGGGCCAGCATATTCAGGATTGAACGATGCATTGAGCTTCTGTCCGGAGAAATACTCTCCAAGCAGGCATGAGTAGATGGTCACATCATTGCCGTGCAGCCTGGCCGTCGTGATGGGGCGTAATATCCTTTCGATTGTGAAGTTTCCAGAGCATCCGACATAAATGTCGCTCACATTCCAGCTTTTCACCATGGAGCCAAGAATCTGCTGCACTGTGTTTGGTATTGAGCCGTGGAACATAGCCTTTCCTTTCCGCGCTTATAAGCGTCAATGAAAAAGCGCACCCATCGGATGCGCTTCGTTGCTGGTATGGATTGAGGGCTATTACCTGTAACCCCATAGCGGGCCCGGGAACATGCTTAACTGTTCGTTTGTGGGTTTGGGTGGTTCTGTCTTAACGGAAGCTGTAGGGTGGTTATTTGCGGCTTTTACAGGCTTTGGCGCCGGTGGTGGTGTAGGATCAGGAAGCTCCGCAATCAGTTCCTTTGTGTTCTCATACCACCACTGAGAGAACATCGTGCGATGACACCAATTATCTTCCTTGCGTATGTCTTCATAACACAGCAAGACGATGTCCTTGTTGAAACGCGCCTGAAGCTCTTCGAGGATCCTGCGGATTTTATAAACGCCGTAACCTTCGAGGCGCTTTCTGTATACCTTTTCGGCTTCTTCCTTGACCTCAAGGCCGTATGCGCCGTAGGGCATCAGCTCTTTGATCTCGCCGGCGAGCTTATAGCCCAAGTCCCACCGTGGGGAGCCGATTGATATTCTTACGCAAACGTAATCTCCGCTTTTGAGTGTAGGGTTCGCATACCTGCTTACATAGATGCTCATCTTTGCACACTCCTTGCAGTGCCGAGGCCCGGATCATCACTTCCGAGCAGAAGAATTTCTATACTTCATTATACCCCATAACTATCTAAAAAACAATGAAAATGCTTGAAATTACAGGGGTTATAATTGATTTTGCACTCTGCTCGCAGCCTCTTTGACTGGCTGTTATTCTTTGAATGAACCTGCCTCGCTTTAGTGAAAGGCCCCGGCCTTATCCTTTGGCCGAGGTCTTTTTTTGGTGTGTCGTATCGGAGCTATGCACGTTAGTATTACCACATCGTAACATGCCCATGCAATGCCCTGTTTTTGCCAGAGGCGGTTTAGCTTATCCAATCTATACCGAAAATATAGGCAGAAAGCTTTTCGCATGCGGCGTCGACGTCCTTGTAAACAGTGCGGAGATCGATGTTTTCAGCTTCAGCTATCTCCTGTGCTGTATTGCCAGGATCAGCTAAATACAATCTGTCGATGACGCGACACCGCCTGTAGTCTTCCGGCTTTTTAGACATACCGCACCTTTGCGAGTACATGTCTAGCATCTTGTCGATGTGCTCTATGATGAGCCTTGTTCTTGCAACGCTGGATTTTATGGATGATATCTCCATCCCCCCCGCCCCGCTCTCCCTGGCGATCTCTTCCAGGACATCGTATACGTCCTCATCGCACTGGTCGATGCTATAGATGGCGCTGTCGCTGTGCGCTTTCAGCTCGCGGTAGATTCTCAGGAGGAGTTTTGTGTTATGAAGCCGCTTGTTCCTTCTTTCCTCCTTGTCCCGCAGCGCCTTTTTCCTGTATTCCTCCAAGGCCACCTTCGCTGCATGCTCAACGATGAAGGCAATGCCTTCGCGAGAAACCACTATGCCATCTTGGTCAGTGAACAGCTGAATGCTTGTGCTTTCCTGCTCTTTCATAGCCATCGTCCTCCTGTGTGGATTCCCACTGATTCTCTGCCGCGGCGCTTCCTGTCATATGCAGCAAGGGCGATGTTGTTCATTCGTCTTTCCTGCATCGTTCGCATGGCATATCTGATGCCATCGACTAAGGAGCCTATGAAACCGAGCATACCGGCATCCCGCCTTTCTTTTGTAATCGGTCCAATGTCGAAAGCGGATCATCGATGATCACGATATCTGCTTTGAGCCCGCCATATGCCCGCTTTGCCTGTCTCATCAGTTCCTTTGCCTCATTCCGTTCCTTGAGGTATTGCCGGATCAGTGGCACATCCCTATTGAGGATGGACAGGTGCTCCCGCTGGCCGGGCGTGGCATAAACGGAGAGCAGGCGTGATCTTTCGCTATTCACCTTCCACGCGCGTAGAACTTCATGTTGAGATTGAGGGCATATGATGTGCCAGTGATTTGCCTTTAGCCATTCCCGGAAATCATCAAGGCTGTTTTTGTGCAGGAGAGCTTTGTTTGCCATGGTATTACTCCTTTCCGGCATTCGGCGCAGCGCTGGCACATGCACTGCACAAATCAGGCGCTACCCAATAGCAACCGCCTGGGCATGCATGATCATCAGTACATCCGCATACCCGGCACCGGCGCTTTTCTTGCTGCGGTGAGTCTTCTTCCAGCAACTTATTGCATTCTTCGATCATTTCGCCCAGATCTTCAGAACCCAAATATTCGGTTTCCTCACCGCTGACAACCTCATATGCCACATTGCCGGTAAAGGTCACATCATATTCGCCCTTGATGTCCTGATGGAAAACGGTCCCTGGCGCATAAGGCAGCCTGATCAATTCCCCGCGCTCGATCTTCCCACGCAGTTCTGCAAGCTCGGCCTGCATGGCGGTGATCTCGTCGTTGGTGAGGCCGGTGTCTTCGTAGGCAGACAACCTGTTTAGCGCCTGTGCTATAGGGAAACTCTGCAAATGCGAAGCAACATAACTCGCGTCAAACTTGAAACCTTTTATGGTCAGCCTGTCCATCAAATTCCCTTCCCTTCAATATCTGGCAGATATCTTTTAATCCATTTCAGGCGGCATCTTTTGCATGCAAAATGCGGGTTTTGTAAAATCGCACCGCTTTCAATTCCCAAATCGTAGTAATTTGTGTCTTGGGCATACTTGTTGCATAACGATTTATTATCCACGAAGCAGTGATATTTTGCCGACGCCGGAATATAACCGTTTGCGGATTGAGAGGTTTCTGAAGGCGCTGGCAATTGCCATACAGGCCCATTCATAGACTCACCCCTCCCTGCCTGGCTTCTGGCTTGACCATATCAGTATTTCTGTACCATCCCAGTAATGCACTGGCTTTCCATGAGATTCAGCGTATTCGATTTCGCTCCTGGTGCTTGTCCCAATATAACCACCAACATTGATAACAAGCACGGCGTCTGAAAGGTCAATCTTGCGCTTGTGCAGCTGATCAAGCATGATCTTTTCTTCCGGTGTGCATCCTGTCATGCCATCATGGGTGGACGCACCTGGGAGAAAGCTTGGCGCCAGAACAATCACGCCCTGCATTTCAAGATCGTATTCTGCCTGGCGATAAGCGTCCATGTTCCTAAGTGGACCACAGAGACAGACGATTTCAGGCCTTATAGGATTTGCACCGACCAGCTCAGGGCTGCTTTGTTTCCATGCATTGCATACGCCTATTTTCTCTCCGTGTTCGCCTTTATGGTGATATGAACCCTCCCATGGGCAAGAGGGCTTCCCGTTGTCCGCGCAGGTATCGCACGATTTGACTGGCGCCTGGCTGCTCTCCCATGGCATTGATTCTGATTGCCCTTTAGCAGGCTTCCGTGTCCAGCACCGCCATGTGACGCCATATACTGTAGAATAGTCGCTGTCTGGATGCGCAAAGTAGTTTATGATGCCATTTGTATCCATCCAATGCGCAGGAACGCCACCTGTTCTCTCAATCCACAAAACCGGACATTCTTGGTAGAATTGCACTTCGCGCAGTGTCAGCACTCGGGGCCGTGTTGATTCGTATCCCGCCAGGAGGGCGCGAACAGATTCGCGGTTGAACGGGGCGCACTTCCCAATTTTGGTGCCGCACTCATCTTGTACGCTATAGGAATAAAGCTGGCCTTTTAAGTCTTTTAAGGCTTCATCTGGTGTCATAATCGAAGTGGCCCCCTTCCTAGTCTGTGTAGGCAATGTACTCGAACTCGCCGTTTCCGAAATTTGTGAACCTTCCCCCGAACGTGCCTTTGACAACCTTTTCAACATCTTCGCGCGACATGCCAGACGGATATACTCCGTACTTTATCATCGAAAATCCTGTGTGTGATTTCGTCCGATAGTCAACTTTGGTTTTATCAAACGGCCTTGGCGCATATTCACGCATCAGTAGACCTGGGGCAACGCATACATCTTTAAATTTTGGAGGGTCATCCTCATACCCGCAGCTTTGACATGTCAGCTTTTTGTCTGTGCAAGCAGAACAGGGCGGATTGATGTGGCATATACAATTTTTTGTTGCTGGCCAATCCATTTTACCGTGATGACAAACAGGGCATGAATCCCCTTCCTCAAGAAAGGCGTCGTTTATCATATGTTCAGTCATGGGGCCTCCTTGCCGCTACCGCGGCAGTCTGGGCATGGCGTGTTGTAATCGTTAGGGTCTGATCTGCCGCCGTGGCATGTATGGCAAGGTTCAATCTTACGGCCGCATCCTGGGCAGTAATCACCATCATAGGGGTTAATCAAGTCGTTCCCACATTTATCGCAGGACAGATCTCCCAAATCAGAAACAAGAACATGGCAGAAATTATTCTCTTCCTCATCCAGGAGGCGAAGGATTTCATCAGCAAGTTTGTCAGCTTGGTCCATATAAACCTTTTTGGGGTAATGGGTGTTATTTCGCAGGCCCATGGCTGTCTTGATATTCTCCGCCGCCGTCCTGATCGCCGCTGCCGTCTTTTCATTCATACCACTCTGCCTCCAATCTTTACGAGCCCGGCGCTTGCAACTGTATCAATGGCCATATCTGGCTTGCAGCCAAGGTGAACAGCCCATTTCGCAAACCATATACCGTAGGCGCAGGTCTCTTTGACTTCCTTTTTCCTTTTTGAAAGAAGGCCGTGAACTGGCTTTATCCTTCCTTCGTGGGTGTGGTCCTTCACCCAGGCAAGAGACATATCTACCATGCGGGCGGTCTGAGTAGCGCTTATTCCCTTATCCCTCAACGCCTGGGCCCGTTTGATCAAAGCCAGTCGATCTTGCTTGTTCATTGTCGGTCGCTCCTTCACTTCAAATATGCCGCGAGAGCATCCTTGATCAGATAGGCTTTTCGGTCCCTCTCGCACATTTCGATAATCCGGAGTCCGAAGGCTCGCCAATCAATATTGCTTGCCTGGTGGTTGAGCTTTCCGATCTTGAACAAATCGACATAATCCTTGGTGGCATCGTAGAGCATGTAAACTTGCTCAGGATCGATCACCGGTTCGAAGGATACCCAAGTTGTGATGCCTTCTTCATGGGCGCGAAAAAGGCTGGAGATTCTGTCCGTTGGCAATGCTGCACCTGGTTCCCAGTATTGAGAATCCTTTTCGTTGTCGCAGGTAAGAGTCGCCGCATAGGCGTGTCCAGGCTTGTATAGGTCGAAATCCCTGGATGCCTTCATACCTCCCTTGGTGAGCAATTGGAAGTTGTGCTGCCAGTCCAGGAAAATGTTCAGTACGCGCCTGGTAAGCAAATTATCCTTATCTACCCCAGGATAGGGATCGCAGGTGAAGTTAAGTAAGACAGGGCGCGTATCTCCCGCACTCTCCATTTCGATCAAGTCCATCTCGATCAGGTCAAGGATATTTTCCTTCCGTGGGTCGTGGCGGCTGTGAAATGTTTCCTTGTCGATGTGCAGGACGCCAGGCACAAAGCAGTACCGGCATCCATTGGGGCATCCGTTGTACAGGTTCAAAGACATGGGGCTATACTCCAGCGCTGCCCCTTTTGGCTTGTATATAATGCGGTATTTGTCCTTCATTCCCTATACCTTCCCGGCCCTCATGGCCTTCCATGCCCTGTGCGACCACACGGCATCTTGTTCATTAGCATCCAGTTGCATCCTGTTCTCTTTTCGGCGCTGCTGGTTGCCGGCGTCATATGCCTTGTATGCCTCGCATTGGCTGTGGCAACCAAGTGATCGTGACTTGCAGGCGCGGCAAGGGGATTCTGAAATCTGATTCATTGGCTATCACCCCTTGCCGTGCTGCTTTTTTCGGCTTCATCCACAATTTGAAGGATGATCATTGCCCTTCTGCGGAAGTCCTTCGCATGAATGGGCATGGCATTATCTAGGGCTTGGCCAACTGCGGAATCATTAAGAATCCCTTGGGCAGCTACCTGGATTTCATCGATCTGCTTTTGTGTCATGATCACTGCACCTGCCTTTATTGCTTTGGTAGGAGAGATGCCAGGTTCTTGGGGCCGCCTGTTCTGTGAAGCGCTCTCACAAAAAACGTGTTCATCCGGTATTTGTGGAGAGCTTCCTTATCTTTCAGGAACAAAAAATCCATAAGGCGGTAGTATAGCCATTTTGGAACAAGGTTGTTTCCCAGGTGCTGCACTGGGCCGTTTGGCCTATTTGTTCCGTTTGCAGGATCAGATGCGTTTTGGGACAGCTTGTTCATTTCTTCTTGGGTCATATCGGTGCTCATGCTGTTCTCACTTTCAATCTTGCCGAAGGACGGCGTATTTTCCGATCTCCCCCTGGTAGAGCAGCGACCTTGCATCAAGAATTTCCTGTGCAAAGTGAACGCTTTCCATGACATCCAGTTTAGGTATGCCCTCTGAATCTTTGTGCTTGTCGTTCATGGAAATGCTCATAACGCCCTTGGCGAGAGTGTATGTGGCGTATTCGCCTGTGACTTGGGTTGTAGAAAAAGGCATTTAGGCTACCTCCCTTTCCCAGTTCCAAAGTCCTTGGTGACCCTTACAGGGGATGGGAACCGGAAGCATCTTGACATTCGCTATCTCCCAAGCATAGCGGCCAGGGCGCCAATCCCCGAAAAAAAGCTCATTTCCACTTATTGGCTTCCACCAGTGGTCTGGCAGGTCAATACATATGGAATCGCAAAGTCCAGCAGCTTTACCGTCAAACATCTTCCAGCACCCGACGAGATCAGCAGTGGCAACGATGCAACCGCGCGGAAGATCCTTTATCTCTGCTTCGATTCCAGCAGCCATGAGCCTCGTGCTCATGCGACAGTACATATCCACTCCAACATCAGATATTTTGAACTCACGCAAGGCGGCGTGTATGGCTATCGGGCCACGGTAATTTGTTGCCCAACTCCTGGTTTCGTAACGCTTATCGGTGTTGCATGCCAATAGGGTGGCCCAAGGCTGCCATACGGACAATGCCTTCATGATCTCTTGCATTGGTGCTCCTCCTTCTCATGTGTGACCTATTAGCGCCTTTTTCTTTTGTGCCTTTTGATCAGGCGACCTGAAAGAATGAACATAGCTGCCGGCATGAACAGCATGAGGAAAATGGCGCTGGCGAAAACTTTCAGTCCTTTCATAGGCTTTCTCCTTTTGAATATAGGGGTGGCGTGGCTTTCGCCACGCCGACCGGTTATTTGTTAGTCAAATTAAAGGCCCTCGGCGGTGGGTAAGTCTTCATCATCATCGTCGCTGTCGTCGTTGTCTTCATCAGAAGGGGAATCATCGTCGTCGGATTCTTCGCCCTCATCGTTCCCGGATTCATCGAGATCGTCCTCGTTTTCGCCCTCATCGTCCGCGGAATCGTCGGATTCATCATGCTCGCCGTCATATTCGGAACCGCCTTCGCCGGGATACCCTTCATGATCCTCGTTATCATCAGCATCCTCGGAGGAGTCTTCCGGAGCCGGAAGCCCTTTCTGTCCCTCTGTGAGGTTCTTTGTGTCGTTGAATCCATCCATAGACGGGCCGCCAACCTGGACATCGAAGCCGTTTTTGCGTACATGGCCATAGTTGGAAGCGGATTCCTCGTCGAACATACTGGTTTGCTTTTTCTTGATGGGCTCGATCGTGAAATTGCCGGCTGCATCCTGGATGATTTCAAAGTCGCCGGTGAACTCGCCTTTGGCCTCATCCTTGAAGGACAGAACGGTGGACACCTTGTGCTTGATGGTGGGGACGACAGCATCCCTGGTATTGTTGATATTTACAGAGGTGGGATCAGGTACAGACTTATGGTCAAGGCCGATGGTGATTTTAACCGTGATGTCGCCTGTCTCGCATTCGTAATCCTGCATGTTTTTGAGGGTTTCGCGAATCCCCCGGTCGATGTTAGCGCGAAGCTGAGCAAGGGGTGCACTTTCGATGGTGATGTACATAGATTCATCCTCCGTTTTTTCGTTCGTCAATCCCGTACAGGGAACGGTAGTCCACATTCGCCTGTATACAGGACAATGTGGCCTTGTTCAACGGTGACAAGGGAGTGCGGGTCGCAGTATTCATTCATGAATTCCGCCAGCGGCGCTGCAGCCACTTCCAGGGCTTTGTTACGCTCCTCGTTTGTGTACTTTGGGACTTTCCTCTGTTCGTCCATGCTCTTTTCCATTTTTCCTTCCTCCGTTTATTTTTTGATATGCTGTTGAATCGTATCATTCATGGCTGACACAGATGGATAACCATACTTTTCAGCGACGGATTCCGCTTCTGCGCCGCAGTCAAGGTCCCATGATGCATCTGCCGCCCTGGCCTGTTCTTCCATTGCCTTTTCCTTTTCGGCTACCTGAAAAAGCTCATCAGGGCTAAGTGGATATGTAATTGTGACGACATTGGGCTTTTCGATTTCTGGGCTACTCTTTGGCTTTGAACGTCTGCCCTTGAAAATCATGAACAGCCCAATGAGCATCATCGAGGCGCCTGATACAACAGCCAATATTCCAAGGCTATTGCAGAAAAAGATCAGAAGGAAAATCGGCATCTGCAACTACCCGATACCTCCTTTCATCATGCGTGGCGCTTGATATAACCGTTTCGACATTCTTCGGTGCAAAAGTCCCGCCATTCTCCGTTGACCTTGGTGCTCCTCCAACCATTTGCTTCAATATCGGCCTGCGCTTGCCGGTAGTCTGGATGACCTTCATCAAATTCAGTTGAAACGGTCTTCCCGCATTCATCGCAAGTGCTGATGATCTCGCCTTCTCCGTGGATGAGCCCCCATTCGACTTCCTTGCTCATGGCAAGCCCTCCGTGCTAGATAGCAATATTTCGGCCATTTGCTTCATCGTGTTTTCTGTCAATGTACGTGATTCCAACCGCATAAGCCGCCCATATGTCCTTGTAAAAGCCGTAGAACCAATCCTTGTTCTTGATCGTCCCTTTACCATTTTTCATGTCGTGACTTGCGAAGCGGTCTATTAGTGCCTGCCTTACATTCGCATCCTTCGCTTTTGCGCTGTGACAAAGATTCATTTTCACGTCGCTGCGATAGATGAACGATACCGGCAGCCCGTACGAAAGCGCGGCTTCTTGAAATCTGCCGATCCAAACGCACGTTTCGAACACTTCTCTCCCTACCGCCATGCCGTAGCTTGCAATCATTTCGATGACAACTGAATCGTCAAGCGGCCTTAATTTGATAAACTTGAGTGCTTCTTCGTTTGGAACCTTTGCAAACACCAGTGGCTTATAACCTTCACCTATGAGCGTGTATGCCGTTTCGATGTTTCCCGGATCGATAGCAAGCAACCTATTCATTCACATCACCATCTGCATCTTCATCGGATTTCGTAATGTACAAGTAATAGTCGAAGGCCTTGCCCTGGGGGGTACGTTTTTCCTTTCCCTGGCGAACCATGAAGCCGTTACGGACCATGATGGCCGCTATGGCAACACGGTCATCTTCCTTGAAAATCTTCAGCTTTCCGACATCGCTTTTTGCTGATGGACGGAAGCCGTATAACAGGTAGTCCAGCGTGACATCGAAATAGTTGGCGAGGGCGATGAGCGTTTTTCCCTCCGGGATGCACCGGCCGAGCTCATATTGACGGATAGCGCTTTCAGAAATGTCAAGCTCTTCGGAGAGGGCCTTTTGAGTCTTTTCCTTCTTCGAGCGAAGGCGGATGAGGTTTTCAGCAAATTGAAGCTCCAGGTTTTCCATCATCTATCCCTCCAGTATTTTCCCGATCTCCGCGAACCGCTTCCCGGCTTCCTTCTTGCGCCATGAGACGCTATTGAATAGAACCGGGTAGCAGACTTCAAACAGACGATCAAATATTCTGGCATACCGTATGTCCGAAGTGTCCTTCATCTGGTCGAGGGTCAAGTTTGTGGTAACGATCATCGGCTTGCCGGATCTGTAGCGGTCATCGATCATTCCATAGACCTTTTCCATGCCATAGTCTGATGTCCGCTCGGCGCCAAGGTCATCGAAAACCACCAGGCCGGCTCTTTTGATCTCTTCCGATAAATCCTGTTCAGCATCGCCGTTGAGCTGCAGGATTTTCACAAATGAGGTCATGATAACGCTTGTCCCCTTGCTCATCAGGAAATTGCAAATGCATGCGGCTGCATAGGTTTTGCCGGTTCCGGTGTCTCCGAATAGCAGCAACCCTTGATTACGCTCGACCATCTGTGAGAAGACTTCTGCATACCTTAGGCAGGTTTTCATTGCTTTGGGGTTCTGTTTGAAGTCGGCGATATCGAAGGTGCTGTCTACGAACTTGGCTTCCATCAGACTTGCAAGGCGAAGGCGCTTGAGGCGTTCTACTTCCTCCTGCTCTTTTCTTGACTTCTCAGCTGATTCACAGGCAGCTGCTGCGCATTTGCACATGATAGGGGGAGTGATTTCCTTTGGCGGAGAAAGCTGGAGCGTCACCCGGCATTGTTTAGCCGTTTTGCATTTTCCACAGTAGAGCAGCCCATCAGCGCCGACGTAATCTCCTGGTGCTCTCGGATTGGCCTTCTCTGCGCGTGATACAATGGAGAGAAAGATTTTATCTGCTTCATGCATGGGGGACCTCCATAAACTCGCTGTAGGGGTTTCCTTCTTGTGCTCCTACTGGTGATTTCGCTTGCTTTCGCCTGAATAGCTCCGGACGCTCTTTCCTGATCTTGTCGATCGTCCATGTGAGGATGGCGCGGTAATCGGATTTGTACCGCTTTCCGTTTGCTCCCTTGTAGTTGTCAAGCGCCTCGATGGCGGCGGCTGTGGCATCATTTCCGTATTGATCAAGCAGCTTTTGGAATTCATCTTCCGTCATGGTGACAAAGTCGCCATACTTGACTTTCTTTGGCTTTGCTTCTTTGTCAGTGGGGGCATCACCGGATTGGGGCTGATCTGGTTCGGCTGTTTGAGCGTTAACAGGGGGTGACGCGGCAGAGGTGGACATGTTTTCCCGAGCCAGTCTGCTTTTTTCCCGAGAAATGCGCTTCCTGCCGGCGTCGTACTCCCTGATTCCCATCAGCCTAATCCTGTCGCTTTGCCAGTCCGGCCAATCATGAGCAATAAGCTCATGGCCCTCTTTGTCAATCCACTCTTTTTCAACCAGGGCATCAAAGACATCCTTAGGATCAAGTTCCTCACTGCATCCAGAAGCAATTACATCAATGACGTCCTCTTCTTCAACACCTTTAAGCCTTCCGTCATCGTCTGCGTTTACAGCACACCATAACCAGAATGACGAGAGGAGACCAAGGGCTTCATTGCGTGAGCAGCCAATCCGTTTTGCTAGATGTCTTAGTTTTGGCCCTAGAACCTTGTCGTGTACACTAATCCAGCCCACAGGCAGATCACCTGCCTTTTTTGTTACTCAAGTTCTGAGGTTTCGTCAGTGCTTTCATCATCGATGGCATTTGCTATGTCCACATGTCTTTTGAGCTTTTCAATGATGAGTTGGTATGCGTCCAGGGGCATACCTGCGAGCGATTTGAACCCTTCTGAGGTGATAAGCTTTTGGATCGTGCTCACACCTTCTTCTTTGCCCAACCCCTCAATCGCTAGGGTAAAAAGCTCTATAGACTTTTTTACCTTTGCAGTCACACGAAGATATGAGGAGTAGAGCATTCCGATAGTTGATTCGACACCTTCACTCGCAATGATCATCTGGAGAACTTCGATGCCATCCTCTTTCCCAAGGCCATCCGTGGCGAGTTTGAAAAGCTCCTTGCGTTCTTCTTGGGTAATGGGCCTGTCATCATCTTTTTCATCGCCGTCTTGATCGTCGCCCGGAGCAATGACAGATCCTTCAGTACCAATGACGATAGGCGGTTTTACGTTTCCTGGCCCACCATCAGGAGTTGCTTCCTCGGCAGTGTAAAGGCCCTGGTAGTCCTTAGGGAAGGCGGCGCGCAGTGCCTGGCTGACAGCTACTTTTTCAATCATCGTCGCCGGCTTGGTTCCCCAGTTTGCCATCGGCTTGCCATCCTTGAATTTTTGGTATTCGGCCAATGCTACTTCCTTGTAGGTTTCGATGTTTCTGCCATTCTTTTGCCTGGTCACACGGCACCAGCCGCCAATCAGAGTTTCAAACGGGTACAGGCAGGTGCCCTCTTTCTGAACAATGGCTTCTTTCCGCAGGACCACAATGCCGGATGTCCTGCCGTAATACTCCGGATTTTCCTCAGCCCTGCGCTTGTAGGTTTCATATCCTACCACCATCTGGAAGTCATTTCCGAATTTAATGGCATATGCTTCGCCTACAAACGGATTCAACTTCTGGTATTTGCAGAGCTGCAGAAACATCATGGTTTCCTGGTCTGTTAAGGGGGTGGAGCCGTGTACCAGATACTTTTTGACTGTTTCCGCATCCAGCTTTACGGGGCCGAGGGCTGTTTCGTACTGCGCAACCATGAGATCGTTTGCCATGCTTCTACCTCCCAATGCTGATCTTAGGAATCTCTTTGTATGTGACGCCGGGGATCCGAATGGTTCCCTTTGAGGACCTGATCAGGCGCATGACTGCGGCCATGTCAACCGGGCGAATGGGGATGCCAGCCACTTCGAGCGGGACCTCCTTGTCATTGACTGACACAACCTCCCAGTCTTTGCCTGAGGAAACACCCTGTGCTTTCGGCATGGGAATAAAAAGAGCCGGACCACGGCTGGCAGATTCGGAAACAACAGCTTCGGTGAAAAGGTCTTGTGCCTTTTCCTGATCGCCAGCCTCACCAGCGGCAATCGCTTCATCAAGCTTTTTCTTTGCTTCCTCTTCTGCCTTGCGGCGCTGCTCTTCTTCCTGGGCTTTCCGCTTGATTTCCTGCTCCCGCAGGAATGCGCCCATTGTCAGCTTCAGGGTGCTTTCGGCTTTTGTAAGCGGATCAAGCATTTGGCGTTCCCTGTCGCATGCTGCTTTGTGGGCCTGGTTGGCGGCATCCTTGATGGGCTTGAAGAAATCCTTGACATCAGCCATTTTCTGCTTTAGGTTCCGGCCGAATGCGGCCGCCTGCTGGTATTCATCATCATTCGTGATGACAATAGCTTCAGCGGAAAGCTGAACGCTGCTGACGGTCTTTTCGAGTTCGTGTTCCGCCTTTTCCATGATGCCTGGGATTACCGCGATTACCGATTCGTTGAGATTACGAGCTTCCATGTGTTACCTCCCAATTTTGTATTTTTGGATATGGCCCCATATGGTGTACAGAGCCACAAACACTTCCAGGGATTCTCGATCATTTACCGGGTAGGGATCGAACGTGTACTGTCCATTTTGCTGTAGGTGCAGTATGGCCTTGCCCTGAACTTCCAGACCGTGGCTGGCATATGCGGTTGCATATCCGGCAAGCTGGACGCCTGTGAGCATCCGATTGATGGTGGCGCTTGTCTTCGTGTCGATGAGAACCAGCTTTCCATTGATCAGGCAAAAGAGGTCCGCCGTTCCGGCATAGCGCAGGATTTTGTGGTATACACGGCATTCTGTTCCGATGACTTGAGCGCCAGTATCACGCTGCCACTTGACAAAAGCATCAAAATAGCCAATGTAGGCCGATGGGATATCTTTAATACCGACGTTTACGTAATTCTCAATGGCGTTATGAATCGCTGTGCCGCGGTCTGCTGCCGCATTCAAGGTACTTTCATCAATGCCTTTGTACAGAGCTTCCGAAAGAGGGCGCATGATCGTTGTCACGCTTGGGAGCTGAATCCCCTTGAGCTTGTAGATATGCTTGGCTTCATCAAACGCCAATTCATCAAATGCCGGGATAACAATACTCAACGCTATCGCCCTTTCGTGCTTGCTTGATCGGATACCCTACAGATTCCAAGAGTTCGCTTTTTGTCATGCCGTCAAGGCAGATCTCACATACAGGGCCTTTTTCCAAATCGGCATATCGATCATCGGCATAAATGCCTTCGTGGCATTGGACGCAGGTGTGAATAGGAGCCGGCGTTTCCTCATGCGGACATCCCCGCATGCAGGGGGTATGTAGGCACATGCTGCACATAAACCGGGCCCTCCGTTCTTTGCAGTTCGATGTATGCTGCAAGCATGTAGCTGTTCAAAAGATAATTCCGTATCTCATCAGCCAAAAGGATCGGAACATAAGACTCTTCCTGACCTGCCGCCTTTGCTTTGTGGGTTGTATAGCTGAGGATCTCTTCGAAGGTATCATCATCAAGCGGGGCGCCTGATTCCTTTTCCATCAGCTTCCGGACATCCGAAATCTCCGAGCTTATCACTGGCCTTGCCTCCTTTCTCCACTTCCGTAACGAACAAGGCAATGTTCAGGACTTCCATGGTTTTGATAGCTTTCTTGAGCTCCGCATCCGATTTGATTCCGTATCTATCAGCAAGGCGCTTTTTCATTTCTGAAGCAGGTATCATCCGTTATTACCTACTCTCCGCTTTTGCTGAACTCCAAATAAGCGCATGCGGTGGACCGCTTTTTGCAGGTTATCCAGGTAGGAAACCTGTTCCAAGAAGTCGGCTTTTTCATCGTCCTGTACTTTACCGTCAGCTGCTATTTCAGCCAGGCGGTTGAGTAGGTTCTTGATCTTTTCTGGCGAAAGGCCGCAAATGAGCTTCAGAACAGCACTTTCAAGCGTACAGGAATCCGTAGGTATCGGCTCTCCGCTTCCGATGGGGCATTCATTCGCGCAATACTGAGCCTTTAGCTGTGGAGCGTTGTATAGGTCAGACATGAGAACAACCTTGTCGACAGGAACAACCTTTGTGTTACCCAGTTCGTAGTCAGCCAGAGAAGATACCGAAACCCCAAGCAGTTCTGCAGCTCCTTCGCGGGAAGATAGCTTGTCATTGTATGCTGAGGCTGCTTTCCTGCACTGAAAGTAGCAGTTGTGGTTCTCTTTCATCTGGCCGTTTGCCATTTTGGGCACCTACGCTTTCGTGTTATCATCGTTACGGGTTGGTAATTTTGCTGCCGTAGAACATGCCCCACATTTCCGAAATCTCAATCTTAAGAACGTCAGCAATTCTTAATGCGACTTCTGGGGAAGGACGGCGCCTTCCGGTTTCACAGTCAGAAATCATTTGTTGCGTGACTTTTGCCTGTGTCGCAAGCTCCTCCTGCGTCAGATTAGCTTCTTCCCGCTTATCTCTTAGGTTCTGCTGCACCTGCTTCACCTCCTGATTGCTGTATTAACAGCAGAATGTGGTATTTATCTGTATCTTACCGCGTTGTGCTGTACGTGTCAAGAGGAAATATCGCAATTCGCTGTTTTATTTTTACGTCATTCCGCTGTATTATTGAATGGGGTGATTTTGTGTGGGGTGACAGGATAAAAACTCTTCGAGAGAAGCGAAATTTAACACAGTCGGCTCTAGGTGACTTGCTTGATGTTCAGCAGCAGACAATAGCGGGCTGGGAGAAGGAAAAGCGTTCGCCTGATATTGATGCTTTTATAAAACTGGCTAATTTTTTCCATGTTTCTCTTGATTACCTTGTAGGCAGAACAGATGAGCCTTTCTATGTGTCTGTAGACCAATGTGAAGCAGAAACGGAAATCCTGTTTTCAACAACAAAAAAACTCCCCGAGCAAAAGCCCGGGGAGGCTGTGGCCACAGCATCCGCTTCAATCAGTTCTGCTGCCGTTCAGTCAATGAGTCGGCAAGAACTTGAATCATTTGTTGAAGGCCTCGTCCGCAAAGCGATTGAGGGTCAACAAAAAAGCGGAAATTAACTATTAATTCGGTTGTGCTTTCCTGCATCACACTCCCGTCATCTGGGGATATAGTCACCGATGCCAAGATCGACCGTTGATCGTTTATCATCTGTGTACCCCTTAATATAGGGGCAGCCACCTAAAAAATTTCGCATGCGACGATTGCATTATATAACATCATGGTAAATTATGCACATGGAAAATATTTACCAAAGGGACCAAGAGAAAACACGAATGAAACGGCGTAAGCCGTTCAATGAAAGGTGGTATCCCAATATGCAGAGGCGCATTGCTTTCCTGGTGGCGATCTTTTTAATGGCTTTGTCAATGGCTCCTGGACTGGCTGAGCAGGCAGCCCCAGTGACCGAAGCCCTTGTAACTTCTAGCGTGGATATCGCAAATGATCCGGTTCTCGTTGAAAAGACCCTTGGCGATTACTATGTGGCCATTACCGGGGCAACCGTAACCAAGGACTACGAAGGGAAGCCCTGCATTGCATTCTCGTTCAGGTGGTCACATAACGAGAAAGACGCTCAGTCCTTCCTACTGGCTTTCGGAATCACGCCATTCCAAAATGGCATTGAGCTTGAACGTGCTATCATGGCGGACGGAGTTGATACGAAACAAACCATGCTGGATGTGAAGGCGGGTTTTCAGCAGAATGTGCAGGTGGCATACGTCCTCGCGGATACAACGTCAAAGGTCGATATCGAAGTAGCTGAACTGTTCAATTTTACGGGAGACGATAAGCTTACGTTCGCTTTCAATCTCCAATAAGAATCGTTTGGTAATGATGCAGCGGGAGGGAATATGTCAGTCTTCATTGATCGTGTGCAGGCGCTTCTTGAAGAAAAAGGCTTAAGTCAGAAATGGCTTGCCGATCAATCCAATTTGTCGCCGGCAAACATATCGCGCTATTTGAGCGGTATTCATACACCGAACATCGAAATCATCATGCCCATTGCAAGCGCTTTATCGGTTTCGGTTGATTACCTGCTCGGGTTGACCGATGTACAATCACCAAGAGGGAAGATCGACGAAATAGCCTTCGCACTGCTGACAACCGTTTCTAAGGCGAGCACCAGGGATAAGCATATCATAGCTTGCATCCTGAAGGATTATGCTGAACCTCCAGAAATGCGGCTGATCGATAAGGCAATATTATAACAAGGATGGTCCTGCTAAGGCAGGGCCTTCTTGTATACCGTAGCTTCTATGTTACGTTACTATCTCGTATTCCTATATCTTATATACTCCTAGTATATAGTATATATATAGTCCCTGTTTTTGTGACAGTCCATAGGACGCGTCCTAGGACAGTCCAGTGGATGCGTCCAGCGGACAGTCCAGTGGATGCGAACCGGAAACCATTGAGAATTAAGGGTTTACCATTTGCTTACAAATGAGGCAATTCCCTGATTTTAGCAATGCGCAATTTTTTTGTGTTGTGACAGTCCATAGGACGCGTCCAGCGGACAGTCCAGCGGACAAAAGGAGTGTATATGGCAAAGAAGCAGTTGACCGCGTCCATTGCTGAAAAGAAAGCGGCGCTTTATATTCGCGTTTCTACTCATTGGCAGGTTGACAAAGATTCATTGCCGCTCCAGCGGCAAGACCTGATAAACTATTCGAAATACGTCCTTGGCATAGAAGACTATGTTGTTTTCGAGGATCCAGGGTATTCTGCGAAGAATACTGACCGTCCGGATTATCAGGCCATGCTTGCCAGAGTAAGGATGGGTGAATTTAGCCATCTACTTGTCTGGAAGATCGATAGGATCAGCCGTAACCTCCTGGACTTTGTAGCAATGTATGATGAGATCAAGTCACTCGGGGTTATTTTTGTCAGCAAGAATGAGCAGTTCGATACTTCAACCGCGATGGGTGAGGCCATGCTAAAAATCATCCTCGTGTTCGCTGAGCTTGAGCGGAACATGACATCAGAACGCGTTACGGCTGTTATGCTTTCACGTGCGAGCCAGGGGCAATGGAACGGCGGCAAAATCCCCATGGGATATGCGCTTAACAGCGAAACAGGAGAATTTACGATCATTGAAGCAGAGGCGAAAATAATCATCACTTTGTTTGAACTATATGCTTCCGGAAAGTCACTCTTGGCCATAGCGCGGCTGATGAATGAAAAGGGCATCAAAGCGAAAAGTGGGGCGGTCTGGACGCCTACAACAATTTGGATAATATTGACTAACCCGTTTTATTATGGGGCGCTGCGCTATAATTACCGAAATGAGCAAAAGGGGCCTCGTGAATGGTTCTTCAAACCAGAAAAAGAATGGATCATAACCGAGGATCATCATCAGGCTATTATATCAAAAAGCCTATTCGATGAATGTCAAAAAATACTTGATCGTAGGAACTCAAAGAAAAGAGAAACGCCGAAAACCTATGAGCGGAAAAACATTCATATCTTCGCCGGGCTGTTGAAATGTGCCTCATGCGGAAGCAGCATGGCCGCTACAATTGACCGGCCGCGGGCTGATGGAAGCAGGCCATCAGTGTATTTGTGCTCTCGTCGGCGAAGGTTCAACGATTGCAAAAACAAATATATCTCAGATATGACAATTGGCCCTTTTGCATTTAACTATATCTCAAACCTGATACGTGCGGAAAGAAGCTTCGGGAGATCCACATCAATCGACGTTTTCAGAAAAAAGCTTCTGCGTGGCCAGGCCATGGAAAGTGTGTCAGGAATTCAGCAAGACGGACTAACTGAGCTTTATGATCTCATCAGAGGTCAGAAGTATGGCTATCAGCCTTATGTCCCACATGGCACGACAGAAGAAGCGAAGGAGAACGATCTTGATGCAAGAGAACGCCTTGTCGAGGAAAAGAAGAAGCATGAACGCGCTTTGTCACGCCTAAAGGCCCTTTACCTATACAGCGAAGATGCACTTCCTGAAAAGGACTATTTGATAGAGCGGGCCCGACTGATGGAAGCCATAGCGGGAATTGATAGGCGCCTGGCTGAAGACTCCCAGCCTGAAGATGATTCACAGTTCCTTATGAGCGATGAGCTTATGCCGGCTGCATATTACTATGATTTTGTGCAGCAATTGCTTGATCGCCGAGAAGTAGATTTCCAAGCTTTGGTCAAGGATTCGGACCCAAGGATACTCAAGGATTTTCTCAATTCCGTCGTGCAAAACTTTTGTATTTTGGACGGTAAAATTCTATCCATACGGTTCAAAAACGGCCTTGAGCAGGTATTTACGTACAATGATAGAGAATAG